GTTTAACACAAACATTGTTATTACTAATTTCACAATCAATAATAACATCATTAACACCAAATCAAATATGACATATAACACTTGAACTATGATAAATATTAATAGCACTATCTTCACAGACTGTACTATTACAAACCTACAATTTTAGAAATTAAAACGGATAATAACAATATCATAGTTTCGGAGTTCAATTCCTCCATCATCAGCAAGTGAAATAATGCTACTATCTTCACAGACAGTAGCATTAGAAATAAAATCAAAAACTTATGTAGGATTATTTAGCAGATTTATTTGCTTTTCTACGTTTAAGTTCAGCATAAATTTCATCATCGCTAAAATTCTTAAACTTATTCTCTTGTTTATTATCAACAGATTGATTAACCATTTTAATCATTTCCTTATATTCTACATTAGAAGTATCAATAATATGTTGAGCAATCAAATGATTAATTTCAGTATTAGCGTTAACAATATTAATAATCATATCTTTAGCATATTTAGGAAAAACAGCAAGAATAGGTTTAAGAATATCTTTATCTTCAATTATACTATCCCAACGATTAATAAGCCAATCAAGTTCAAATCCATCTTCAGTAGCAAGTTTAATAATATCTTCTTGAGTTTTACCAAAATCATTAATATATTTTTGTTCTTTAAGAACATATACAAATAAAGCTAAACCTCTAACATATTGGTCTGGAGATAAACCTTTATCTTTAATATCATTAATGAATTTATTAATAAGTTCGCAATCTTCTTTATATTTACAGGTATCACAAGTAATACTATCACAAGATTTACCAAAAACTTCATTAAGAATAACTTTAATATTAATATTTTCCATAATTTTATTTATTTAATCATAATAACCAAAAACATCATTTTCAGGGTCAACAATAGGACTATCATCAACTATTGGTTCCCAAGCAATATCGTCAAAATCTTGACTTAGACATTCTGCATGAATTTCAACACCTTCAACATTATTATTGAAATATGTATCATCTTCAACAAAATAAATATCAGTTCTTTCCATATCTTTATATATAAAATAAACTCCGAGTAGAGGATGATTATCATCAACATTATTAACTATAACAAACCCAATAAACAAAATGGCAAGAAAATGTAGAAAATGACAAGCAAATGAGAATTAGCTTTAATAAGCTCAACAGCACTATCCATCCTCTACGGGGAGTCTATACTACAAACTTAGCTAGCTTCAGAATCTTTATTCTTTTTATGAAGTTCAGTTTCAGTATCAATCATAATACCAATAACTCGTTGACTATCACTAGCAACATCAGCATGAGCCTTAACTAAAGCATCAATGAATAAATCATCTGTATATCTATATTCTCTACGAAGACCACCATCAGCAGTAACTCTAAACTTATTCCATAAGAAGTCAACATAAGCACCTTTAGAATTATATATTCTTCCATCATCTTCAAGAGTATGAAGAATATTAAGAGAAGTATGGCGTCTAAATGCAGCATTGAATTTAACAATACAAACTACATCAAGAATATGTTGAGGAACATTAATCCCAACAGGAACACCACGTTTATCAGTCTTAGCATCTTTAAAATCATTATCTTCATTAGCTTGACTAACAACAGTAGTTTGTTCTTCCTGTTTACGAACTTTACTTTGTTTCTTCTTCCTAGCTTTATTCTTAGGCTGAATAGTTTCACTACTAACAACAGCATTAACTTGTGTATCTTCTTCAGGAACAACAAGTTTACCTTCTTGTTTAGCTTCTTCTAAACTTTCAGCCATAGTTTTCTTTCTAGGCTTAGATTGAACATTACTAGTAACATTATCAAAATTTACCATAACACTTATAAGTTTAAGATTAATATTATTATCAGTAGCAATATTACTCTACTGAACAACACGACAAATATAATAATTAAATATAATACCCCAAATATATTATAATTTATTTATACTATAATTCTAACTAATAATCAATAGCTATATTAAAATAACTAAAATCATTATAGCAATAGGAATTAACTTACCACGAGTATAATAAATATCAATAGTATCAAGAGTATCATTAGTATAAAGAGAATCAGTAATATCAAGAATATCAAGAATATCATTAGTAATACCACCAGCAATATTAGCATGACTAGTATTAATAGTCATTATAATACTGATAATATTAATAGTGCTATTATTAACTAGAACTAATGCTATTAGTCATTATGACTAGAAGTCTTATTAGACTTGATAATACTGTTAGAGCTAGTCTTGATAGTAATTGTATGACTAATCGTCATGACGAACGTCAATGAGATTGAGATGACGATAGAACTGACGATAACACTGGTATAACTAAAGGTTATAATGAATGAGATTGAGAAGATGATGCTATGACTGAAACTGATAGTGGTATAACTAGAGGTTATAGGAGATATAACTAGAGGTTATAGAGATTATAACGAAAAGTTATAATGAAATAGGAGAAAGAGTTGAACAATAGGTTTAGATTGATTATTAGGAGTGTTATTAGGAGGATGAAGAGGATTAGGAAGAATACCAGCAGCTCTAGTTCCTTTAGCATGACCATCTCCACACCCATCTCCATATTCACAACTACCAAACTCACTCTCATCTCCACTATCAACCTCAATTTGACCCTATTTGAACCACATCCAACTCCACCATTTCATTCTCCACAAACTTTACAATGTCCACTTTCATCTCCATATCCTCTTTCTCCACATTCAATACCTCTCGTCACCTCTAATTTCACATCTATAACTTTTTGTTATGAGAGTAAATCTCCATGACCAATATCAGTATAACAAAATGTTATAGGGGTAAATCATCATTAATTTCATTAATAGTATTATCATCAGTAATTTCATCACGCTCATGATTATCAAGACTTTCATTAATATAACGAAAGATACTTTTTAGTTTAATAGCAATAGCTAATCTACATTTATCAATACTATCATATACTTGTTTGATATCATTAGCACTACCATTAGTTGTTAAATTAGTAATAACAAGAGGATGTCTAATATTATCAAGACTAAGTTTAGTAAGTTCAACAGAAGTTATAGAATTATCATTCTCAACTTCAATAGTAGTAATAATACGATGTACTTTCATGATGTTTAATATTAGGATAAGACTTATCAGAACTTGCAGCTAGTTCATGATTGATAAGACTTATCAGATTGTTAAGTTCGTTTGCTGCAATATATTTAATGTTGATAATGAGCATTTCCATGTTGAACACTAGTAACAGCATCAGCAAAACTATTGTTGATAACACAAACGCTACCAACCCGAAGGTTAGTAGCGTCATGTTCATTAGAACGGTACGTCGTCATCGTTCATTACAGTAGCAACAAAACTAGCTGCTTTAGCTTTAGCCTTACGCTTGGCAGCAATGACATCACGAGCGTCCTCCATAATCTGCTTGATAAGTACATTATATGCACCAACAAGAACAGGGTCAGCAGGCTGTTCGATACCTACAATATGATATACATATCTATCATAATCCACAACATTGTAAAGATTATCTTTACGAGTAAACGGATTACGGTCTTGTACACCAGCAGGTACAAACTGGCAAAGAACTTTGACAGCAACACCAGTCAGATACATACTAGCAAAACCAGCTTCAGCAGCTTCGCCAATATAGTTGACAAATCTACCGTAGAACTTGTCTTTGCGCATTACAAGCAGTATCTGATTGAATGGCATCTGAATAGCACCAAGCATACCCATTCGATGTGTACCATCAGGCATACTTTGAGCACCTTTGACAGGACTAGCAATAGTAACAAACGCATTGAGATAAGAATTGCCATTACGACCTGTACGTTCTTGACAATCAATATTAGTAATGACAGTAGTCATTACATAACTATGACCATCAGTACAGATGCGTTTAACAACATCATCAATGGTTTCCACTTGCGCAGAATTTTGGTTATCTGTATCAACAGTAGGTTGAACAGGTTGGTTAACACTAGTAGTTGGATTAACTACGTTAACATTCTCTTGAGCAGCATCACCTTGTGCAGCTTTTGCAAAATCTTGTACGTTTGGCATGACTATTAAGTATTTAATTACGCTAATCAGTAGCATTACTGACAGTTGTTTTCGTTTCAACTGCAAAGTATTTAATGTTGATAATGAGTAATACCATCTAGTAGAGATTAATCTCTACTAAGATAACTAACAATAGCCGATAGTATTCCAAATACAACAGCAGTAATCTGTTCATCACTAGTTGGCTCTACTTTCAATGCTAGTATGATAGCTGGTATCATCAGTATGATGGCAACTAACAACAATGGTTTGTTTGTTTTCATAATGATTGGTATTAATAATTAGTAATGTAATGAGATGAATAATCTCAAAATATTTAATGTTGATAATGAGCAGGATTATCATTAACTCTATCAACTTTAGGCGGGGGTAGTCAATCAAGTTTAACATGACCGGGGGTTATACTCACTAGCCTCACTATCACATCAATACATTCAATTTTTCAATCATCATCATCATTATCACTATCATCATTATCACTATCATCATCGTCATTATCCTTATTACATTTATCTTCATTATATTTATAACCTTCTTTTTCAATACTATCATTTTCATCTTTATCATCATTATTAATTCTTTTACTTTCATCATTACTAATCCCAATCAATTTTACCAGTATCAACTTCTTCTGCTTCAATTATTTCAGTTTCATTATTTTCATTATTTGCTTTATCTACATTATTCTCATTATCATCATATAAATAATCAAGTTCACTTTTATATACTTGTTTATTTTTAATTATAATACAATTATCATCTTTAACTAATCCTATTCTATCTATATAATTAACATTATTATCAAGTTTTATTTTAGAATCATCAAGTTTACCTTTAGTAATAATTTCATGAAATTTATTAATATCACCTTTAAATATAACTCTAGGATTAACTTCAAACATACTACGTTTATCTGTTCTACGAATAATATTAAGTTTTTCTAATATAACAATAGCATTAGCAAAATCTCGTTTATTACATCCACTTCTAATTCCATTCCTACAAACAGCATCAAATAAATCCTTACTAATTTTAACAACATTAGAATTAAAACAAATAGTATAATTAATAAAATAAAAAAGTTCATGAAGAATTATACTTCTTAATTCAACTATTTCTCTCCAAGCATTAATACCAACATTAGAATAATATCTTTTAATAATTTTACCTGTATCAAAACATTCCATACGTCCAGTACCACATAGATATTTTTTATTATTATTTTTAACATCAATATCAAAAGTATTAGGTATAATAATACTTCTATCATTAGCTATATCTTTATTAATAGCATCAATAACAAGTTTATTATAAACTCGACTAGGTTTAAAATCTTCTTTAAAAGTCATAACAATAATATTATTAAGTTTAACATAAAAATATATTACTCTAGGAAATTAGCGAAATGTATTCCATAGATGGAACAACTTCGTGCACAAAGGTAGTCATTTTTGCCACTTAATTTGCATACTGATGGAGAATTAGGTATTCAGTATGATACATAATATGTATTATAACTTATTGATAATCAATGTATTATAATTACTATAAAGATATATTATATATAGATATATTATATAGATTCGCTGTGACCCGCTCCGGACTTTCGTCCTCCGCTAGACTCCCCTTAGAGGATGGATATAATCAGTACCAATCACATCAAGTTAATCAATACTATCATCATTATTAATATCTCTATTAATATCATTAATACTAATATGATTAAGTCTAGCTTATCTTCATCCTCCACGGGGAGTATGACTTGCATATTCATAATCATATAATCCTCTACGATTGAAATGTTAAAAATAGTTTTTCTCTTGGTAGATTCATTCAAACTCTTACATTTGCTAAAAACAATTAAGTTATGGGTAAAGATAAAAGTGAAACTAAACCTAAATACACTAGAGAATTTCATAATGGTGAAAGGAATAAAAAAGAAGTTAAAGTTCCTAGTAAACTTAAACTTGGAAATATTGGTATTGATAGTATTATTAAAACTAAATAATTTAGTGTTATGATTAAAGTTGAAAGTAAATTTAAAGATTTTGGTATTCAAATACCTACTGACATTAGCGAAATAACAAGTGAAGCACTTGACGCTGTTCTTACTAATGTAGTTATTGCTAAACATTATTGTGTTGTTGCTCTTTGCCAAAATGAAAGTTTGTTCGGTGTTATTAATAATAAAGTAAGTACAGTTGAGGTTATGCCAATTATTGCTAAAATTAGTAAAGAAGATGCTGAACTTATTGGTATGAACCAAATGGATAAGATTATTATTGACCGTTCTACTCTTGAACGTGGTTATCATCTTTATCTTAAACATAATGTTCTTAGTCCTCAATTTGTTAATAAGTATATTACTAATGATACTGAACTAACTCGTTCTATTACTGTTGGTACTTTTGGACAAAATCAAGGATATAAAAAAGGACAAAAAGTTTGGTTTGTTGAATTTAAAGTTATAGCTATTAATGATTTAAGAGCTGCTATTACTGATAAACATAAAGCTATTAATCCTTTTGTTTATCATTCTGCTGAAAAAGCTAATTAGCCATTTTCGTCTAAATAATCGAACTCTTCTTAGAACTACTTATGTATAATTTAAAATTATAGGTACTTGTGTTCTTGTTTATAGTAGTAATCTAAGAAGAGTTCTTAAACTTTCAATTATGGATTTTAAGACTAATACTAGTTTTAATATAGCTAATACTAGTTCTCAAGAAGATTTTGATGATGATTATATTCTTATCTATAAAGATATAAATAATATATTAGATGATATTGGATTTCAAGGTAATGATAGAATACTTTGTAAATCTATTATTGAAAGTCTTGAAAAAGAAGCTAGTATTAATATACGAAAAGATAAATGTGTTGCTATTCCTCATATTGGTACTATTCAAAAGAATTGGTATCGTTCCAAACTTATTAGTCATTATAAAGACTTTAAAGAAGCTAGAAAAACTATGACTAGAGAAGAGTATAAAGAATATACTGCTAAAGTTATGGAAGAAGAAAAGCAAAAACATTATGAAGAAGAAGAAAAGATTAAGACTGAACATAAGTTTAAAAAGAAACTTCTTCCTACTTGGATTAAACTAAGTAAAAAACATAGTGCTGCTTATGCTAATCTTTGGCTATATGCTATTGGTAAACTTGAAATTATTGAATTTGATGAAGAAGTAGAAGAAATATATGAACGGTTTGGAATTGGATTGGATGCTGACCATAGATGAAACTGGTATGCCAAAAGCTCCTACACTTAAACAACTTCTTGATAGAGATGTTAGTCTTCTTTATACTAGAGATAAATCTCCTAATAAAGAGATGTATGTTAAAGAAGTTGGAGTTATTTATTATCTTGGTGACCCTAAAGGTCCGTGTCTACAAGAAGGTCTTAGTGAAAAAGAAGCTCTTAAGAAAGCTATTGAAAACTTTGATTTACCTAAAAATTATCAACCTGATATTCTTGTTTGGAAACTTATTAAAAGATATTATAATCAAAAAGCTGGAGCTGGTATGGAAGCTGTACTTAATATTAAGCGCGGTATTCATAATGTTGCTCTAGCTGCTAGCAAGTTAAATGAATTGCTGAATGACAAATTATCTGATGGTGCTAGTCTAGAAGATGTTCCAATAGTTATTGGTTATATGAAACAAATTAATGATTTAGCTAATCAGTTTCCAAACACGATTAAAGCTCTTAATGTAGCTGAAGAAAATCTTCTGTATGAACAAGAGAATGTTGCTGGTAGAGGTGGTGTTGAAATTACTAGTAGTATGATTGAAGAATAAGCTGATGCTGAATCTATTCCATCCTCTACGGGGAGTCTAGCGTAGGCACGTAGTGCCGAAGCGGGTCCAAACTAGTGTTGAACTTAATGGTATTAATAATATGGAACTTAGAGATAAAAGATATAATGATATTAGACTTATTTTTCATGAAGAAGAACATAATTATAACGATAGTCTTGGTAATAATTATATTTCTACTACTACTATTCTTCATAATTATGCTCCTAAATTTGATAAGAACTATTGGTTGAGAAAGAAGTCTAAAGAACTAGGAATAAGTGAGAAGAAACTAGAGGAACAATGGTCAACTATTACTAAAGAAGCTTGTGAACGTGGAACTAATACTCATAATGGTCTTGAAGATGGCGTTAAAGGAGCATCTATGTTTCAACAAGCTATTAATTATCTTGATAAACGTGAAGATGGTGTAATGGTTACTATTGCTGATATTCCAAATTTTGGTGCTAGTTATAAACTTCTTAATCTTAAAGATTTTATTGAACTTACAGATAATCGTTATCCTCTTATTTATGATGCATTTAAAATGTACACTGAAAGAGGATATAAGATTTATAGTGAGATTGGTATGTTTCTTATAGATTGGTTAATTAGTGGAACTATTGATATTCTTCTAGTTAATGAAGATACTAATTGTGCTGTTGTAGGTGATTGGAAAACAAATCGTGGTGGATTAAAATTTAGTAGTGGTTATTATAAGAAAGATAAAACAGTTAAACCTGCACAACAAACTAATGTTTGGGTTGATAAAGATGAACGACTTTTAGCTCCTCTTAATCATCTTCCTAATTGTAATGGTGCTATATATAATCTTCAACTTAGTATGTATGCTTTTGCTGTTGAATATATACTTGGTTTAACTATTAAAGGTATTTGGTTATGTCATATTGATAGTGATTTTGAACTTAATGAATATGGTATGCCAAAAAGATTTTCTGATGGTCTTTATCATATTAAAGAAAATCCTGTTGAAACTACTAAATTCTTTACTATGAATTATCTACGTGATGATATTAATAAAGTTCTTAAAGATAGAGAATTACAAATTAAAGCTAGTGGTGTTCAAACTCAATTTAAACTTGCTATATGAAATTAAATAAAGACAATTTAATTGGAGTAATTATTGGTTTTATTGTTTTAGTTATATTTGCTATTTGTTTATCTAGTGGATGTGCTAAACGTATTACTCCTGTTCCTGAAATTCGTTATATTCCTGTTACTGATTCTACTGCGGTTAATGAATTAGTTCTAACTAAAGAATTACTTCGTAGAACTCAAGATTCTCTTAACGCTTATAAATCTGATACTACTATTAGTGCTGATTATTTTGTAGCTAAATATAAACTTGAACGTATTAGATATTATAATGATATTGCTGGCAAAGGAAATAATATCAAATATCTTAGAGGTTGGATTCGTAGAACTCTTGATGAATAAGTTATGTATATTATTAATCGTAGAAAAAATATAAGATTAATTGGCGATGAACATCATATTGATGATGACTTTGCATTTGTGATTTATAAAGTTCAAATTAAAGTTCTTTGGTTTTGGGTTACAGTTAAAGAATTTGATGAAGATGAATATTATGACGCTGTTGATTGTTTTAGATATTGTACTAATCCTTATATAAATTAAATTATGGCTTACTTTGGAGATGCTTTTAAAAAACTATCTATTAAAGAAGGTGGTTATGTAAACGATAAAGATGATGCTGGTGGTGAAACTTATAGAGGTATCAGTCGTAAATATAATCCTACTTGGCAAGGTTGGACTATGATTGATTCTTATAAGAAACATTATACTGTTGGTAGTAAAGAGTTTAAGTCTAAGCTTGATAATGATGTTCAGCTTCAGAAACTTGTTTGGGAAAAGTATAAAATAGGTTATTGGGATGTATTTGAACTTGATGATTTTAATAGTCAGAGAGTTGCTGAACAATTATTTGATACTAACGTGAATTGTGGTCAAGTTGCAGCTATCAAGATGGCTCAAAGAGTTCTTGGTCTTAAAGAAACTGGTAGATGGAATCTTGATTTGCTTAATAAACTTATAGAAATAAAAGATTAACTTAATACTGTATAGAATTATGAAGAAGATGCTAATAGCAATATTTATAATAGCGATTATCAATTTATGTGTTACTCTGTATTTATCAATAAGTCGTTTTAGTGTAGAAGCCAATTCATATAATAAAAGTGACACCGCTATTAATCATGTTCGGATTGATTCTATACAGTTAGTTATAACTGAAAAAGAAAGTATAGTTTATAAACTTAAAGAACATGAAAAAGATATTGAAGATAAAGTTATTAGTCTTAATGATAGTGCTACTTGGGAGTTATTCAAGAAGTTGGTGTCAGAGTGAGATTGATAATGTAGTGCATCCTCCACGGGGAGTCAACACTACTGATACAACTGTTCTTGTCCCTATTAATATGATTAAGATTGCTAATACTAAAATTATTAAAGCTAAACTTTATAAAGATATTATTAACGAACAAGATAGTATAATTAATCTCCATAAAATTAAATATAATGCTCTTTATAAAGAAGTTGAAACTTTACAAAATAATCTTGATAATAGTAATAAAGTAAATGATAATTTAAATAAGTCTATTGAACGTATTAAACGTAAGAATAGATATTTGGTAAGCGGTGGTGCTGTTTGCGCTATCGCTTTTGTTGTTTGTTTACTAGTTAAATAAAATATTATGGCTGATGGTAAATATCCTTTTCTAGAATACATTGAAGAACCTGATAAAGAGAAAAAGTATAAGAAAGCTAGTGATTGTGGATGGTATGACCCTCATAATAACTTTTTAATTGGAGATAGTGGTGGCTTTCTTTTAAATATTAGACCTGGCAAATTTGTTAATACTGAACTTTTTAATGAAGCTGCTAGAACATATCAAGCCACAGGTAAATATACTCAATTTAAAGTTGATAGTATTCCTCATAGACAATTTAGACGTAGAGAATGTGATAGACGACGTAATGGTTTTTCTGCTCCTTGTTGGCAAAATCCAGATGGAAGTATAGAAGATGTTTGGATAACAGGTGGTCATTATAATTTTCTTAATTATACTCGTATGGAGCGCACAGATGAATCATCTGTTATTGTTACTGAACATGGAGCTACTGCTAAAAAGATTTATAGTTTTCCTAGTTTTATTGATGCTCAATTTTGGACTTGGCAAATTATAGAATTTTGTAGACGTAATGGTTTACATCTTATTATTGATAAAACTCGACGTGGAGGTTTTTCTTATATTATGGCTGCTGATAGTTCTAATGAAGTTAACTTATCTAAACATAAAGTTGTTATTCATGTTGCAGCTGATAATAAATATTTAATTAAACAAGGAGGTTTAAGTGATTTTGCTGTTAATAACTTAAAGTTCTTTGAAGAAAAGACTCCATTTAAAAGAGGTATATATAGTCCTACTACTGATAGTTTTAAACTTGGTTATCGTATGAAAAATGGAGTTGAAGCTGATGATAGTTGGTCTAGTTCTCTTTTAAGCGTTAGTGCTAATAATAATCCAGACTGTGCTATTGGTAAAGATGCTGTTACAATTAAAGTTGAAGAGCTATCTACAATGCAGAATTTTGATGAGTTTATGAATGTAACTGAACCTACAATGACTGTTGGTACTCGTACTACTGGTACTCTTATGGCTTGGGGAACTGCTACTGCTGCTAATATGCAAATATTTGAACAAAACTTTTATAATCCTAGAGCATTTGGATTTATGGCTTTTGAAAATGTTTTTGATAATGATGCTCGTAATGAAGTTTGTGGATTTTTTAAATCTTATGCTTGGGGTCTTGAAGGAGAAATAGATGGAGTTAAAGGATTTGATGAAGATGGAAATAGTAATCTACGAATAGGGCTTCAGCTTGCAGCACGAGAAAGAATTGAAAAGAAAAAGACTGCTAAGACTTTTGCAGAATATCTTAATTATCTTGGTCAACGTGCTTTATTCCCTGCTGAATCTTTTAGTAGTGCTAGTGAAAATATATTTAGTAGTGAAGCTCTTAATAAGTTTGAAGATAAACTTCGAGTTGATAATAGTTATAAGTTTTACACTGATGGTGAACTATTTGAAGATGGAACTAAAAAGATTTATTTTAAATCTAATGCTCGTATAAGAATTGAAAATCCTGATATGAAAACTTATGATTATATTCAAGGAGTTCCTAGACGCGGTAATGAAGACCCTAATGGTTGTATAAGAGTTTGGTTTGCCCCAGAATATGAAGAAATATATATTAATGATAGACTTATAAGAAGTATTCTTCCCGGTACTTATGTTGCAGTTTATGACCCTGTTGGTATTGATAAAGATAAAAAAGAAATTACTGATAGACATTCTCATAATAGTATATTTGTTATTGAAATGCCTAGAGAACGTAATGGATTTAAACCTAAGTTGTGTGCTGCATATTATGGACGTACTGAACGACTAGAAGAAGCTGATGAAAAGTTTTATCGACTATGTAAATGGTATAATTGTATTGGTACTGGACTTGTAGAAATAAATCGTGGTGAAACTGTTTCTAATTTTCGTAAATGGAAAGCTACTAAATATTTAGGTTATGAACCTTTATATGTTTGGGATTCTGCTGTTAAAGAAAAAGTTAGTACTAGTTATGGTTATAATATTGGTAGTGGTCCTAAGAAACTAGATGGTCTTCGTCTTCTTAAAGAGTTCTTATATGAAGTTATTGGTAAGAATGAATTTGGAGAAGATATTTATGTTTTTGAAAGATTTCTTGATTATCAAACAATTCTTGAACTTAAAAAGTTTAATGCTGAAGGTAACTTTGACCGTATATCTAGTCTTATACTTTTGGGTATATATTGGAAATCTATTGATATTAAAGGTAAACGAGAACTTGCTAGTCGTAAGAAAGTTACAGAAGATAATGATAAAACAGATATTTTTAATAGACAATGGTTTTAAGATTAAATAGATAAAGATATGTATAATTTTGGTAGACTTGATTTTCCTAATCAGCACGTTAGTTATGCTGAAAAACAAGAAGTTGATTGGTATGCTAAATGTTGTGATTACGTTATAGAAGCTGGTATTGCTTGTAAAGCTGATTTTAATGTAGAAGAAAAGTTTAATATTCTTCTTGGTAATATTCCAAGAATATATTATAAGAAAACTCTTAATCCTTATAATGAGAAAGATGAAAATCTAACTCGTTTTCCTGCTACTATGCGCAATTACGATATGATGAAAGGTATCATTCGTAGATATATTGGTGAATATATTAAGAATCCACATGATTTTATTGTTGGTGCTAATAATCCTGAAGTTGTATTTGCTAGAGATGCAGAACTTGGTAGACAAATTATGTTACTTGCTGAACAAGCTGTAGCTAAAAGAATACAAGAAAGTTATATGCAGTTTGTTAATGAAGGTAATAATCCTGAGGAATTTAATGCTGAACAAGCTATAGATATTGAGGCTTTTATTAAAGAATTTAATGAAAACTTTATTGATGATATAAGTGCACAAGGTCAAGATTTAATTAATGTTATTGATGACCTTACTGATGCATTTACTATATATGCTAGAGCTTATTTTGAATTTGTTACTTTTGGAGCTTGTTATACTTATAGAGATGTTGTAGGAAGTCAATTAATTAAACGAGTTGTTAGTGTTAGAGATGCTTTTCCAGTTCATAATGATAGTATGTTTGCTGAGGATTATGATATGTTTGCTGAGCGTCGTATGCTTACTAGACAACAAATTATAGATGAGTTTTATGAATATCTTTCTGAAAAGGAACGAGAAGCACTTGATACTTATTATCAATATAGCACTACTAGTTCTAGCGATAAAGCTCTTCTAAATTGGGATAAATATATGCACTACTTTGGTGATGTATGTGCTAAATTTAATAAAGACGATTTACAATATATTAAGAATACTAATATAATGGCTCGTGATGCAAATAACGGTCTATTTGAAGTATGGCATGCTGTTTGGAGAGGTGAAATAAAAGAAGGAATACTTACTTATAATGATGGAGCATTTGTTACAACAAGAATTGTTGATGAAACTTATCAGCTTAACCCTGCTGGTGGTGATATTAGTATTGAATGGGTGTGGCGACCTCAAGTCTATGAAAGCGTTAGGATTGGTTCTCGTGCTACAAGCATATATCCTTATAAGGCTCGTCCTATTGCTTATAATAGAAATGGCAAACTTCCTTATAATGGTATTGCAGAACTTCTTCCAGGTTTTGGAAGATTTAGTATTGTAGATACAGTTCTTCCTTATCAAGTATTTCGTAATATAGTTGCTTATCATAGAGAAATGGCAATTGCTAAAAATAAGATGAATGTACTTATGATTGCTAAATCTCTTCTTGGTAAGAAACCTGCTGATACCATATATCGTATGGCAGCTGATGGAGTTCTTTACATTGATGATGAAGATGATTCTAGTATTGTTAAAGCACAAAATGTTCGATATCTTGAAAGTCGTATGAATAATTATATTACTGAACTTGGACAACTTATTCAAGAGATTGAACAGACTGCTAAGATGGAATGCGATATGACTCCTCAACGTTATGGAGAGATTGCTAATAGTGCTGGTAAAGGAGTAACAGATGAAGCTGTTATTCGTGGAAGTATGGGTTCTGTTATTATCGAATTTATATTTGATAAAATGAGAGAACGAGATTATCAAGCTGAAATGGATTATACTAAACTTGCTTGGATTGATGGTCTTAATACTTCTTATAAAACTAAAGATGGTAATATTAGATATTTAAATCTTGATGTTAATAATCATATTTTTGCTAATTATATTGTTACTTGTAAAACTTCTGTTAAAGAACGTGAGAAACTTGAACAATATAAACAATTTGCGTTTAGTGCTGCTCAAAACGGTAATATGGATATGGCTAATGCTGCTATACGTGGAGATAATGTTGCTCAAATTAGTAAACTTATTGATAAATATCAAAATATTCAAAGAGAGCATGAGCTCGATATTGAACGTGTTTCTCAACAAACAGAACAACTTCGTCAACAATTTGAACTTGCTAAAATTGATAGAAAAGCTGAACAAGATAGAGAAACTATTAGAATTGAAAAGTATCTTGATGGACAAATAGAAGCTATGAAAGCTAACGCTAATATCATGAGTTTTGATAATGGTCTTAGTGAATCTGAAAAGAATCAAGCCGAAGAACGTATGGAAAATGCTAGACTTAATATTGAACGTACTAAACTTGGATTAGATGCTCAAAAGACTGCTGTTGAAGCTAGTCTTAAAGAAAAAGAATTAGCTGTAAAAGTCAAAGAAAGTAATGATAAAGTAAAGATTGCAAAGACGAATAAAAATCGTTATGATGTTAAAAGTAAATAGTTGACTGTAATTCTAAATTTTGTTTATAATAGGGCTGGACTTGCTTGTGAAAGTAGGTTCAGCCCATTTTCTTTTTTATTTACATCACATGAGCCATTTTAAGCTCATTTTAAGCACTTTATTCATTTCGTGATAGATTAATCATTATGATAAAATTTGATTCATACATGGCTTCTCTGAAAGCGACAGGATAGGTTATTAGTAATAAATATCCTAGTTAGCAATAGTATGTTAGTCGGCAAATCGGCTTAAAGGTGAACATATTTTAACGATACAAGTAAAACTCGTATTATTATTATAGTTTATATTTGTGATATAGTAATTAATTAAAAACAAAGAATTATGCCTAATTTTGATAGTTTTGGTTTTAATGGTGAAACATCTAATGGTGATGGAAAACCTACTGACGACATTACAGACCTTGATACAGGTAAAACAGGGCAGTTAGATGCTGATGGTAATTCTATTGATGATATTACTAATAATGGTAATGGAGATGGGAATAGTGATTCTAATGTTAATAAAGATAACCAATCTCCATCCTCCACGGGGGGTAAGCCTAATGACAAAGCGAATGACGCTGATGCTGAACATGGTTTAGAAGAAGGTACTATTATCGAAGATGGAGATAATAAATATACTGTTGATAAAGACGGTAATCTTATTGACGATAAAGGTAATATCTTTAAAGCTAAAAATGAAGTTGCTGCTTATCTTAAAGAATTTGAAGTAGAAGATACTAAAGAAGAAAGTACTATTGATGTTAAATCAATTCAAGAACTTGTAGGCGTTTCTGTTACTTCAGAAGATGGTAAAGCTGTTACTTTTGAAAATACTCCTCAAGGAGTTGCAAGTTATATTCAATCCGTTATTGATTTAAAACGTGACGAATTTGCTCAAGCTGGTGTTAATAAGTTATTTGAAGATTATCCTATCGTTGGTGATTTTCTTAATTATTATGTTGCAAATGGTAATTCATTTGAAGGCTTTGGTGAACTTCGAGATAGAAGCGGTATTGAAGTAGATGAAAATAATGTAAGTCAACAAGAAGCTATTGTTCGTGAGGCGTTTAAGGAATTTAATCGTCGTGGTAATGTTGATAAGTATATTCAATATCTTAAAGATAGTAATGAACTTTTCAATGTTGCTAAAGAAGAACTTGAAGCTCTTCAGAAAGCTGATAACGAAATGCGTGAAGCTAATGCTAAAGAAGCTATGCGAGTTAAAGCAGAAGAAGAGAAACAACTTGTGGAATTTTGGAATGGAGTTAAAGAATGTATTGATAAGCGACAGATTGCTGGTTATCGTATTCCTGAAACTGTTATTATTGAACGTAATGGTAAACAGATTTCTACTACTCCAGAAGATTTCTTCAATTATGTTTATCAAGTTGATGATAAAGGACTTTCTCGTTATGAAAATGATTTAATGAAGTTATCTCCTGCTGAAAGACGCGATGAAGAACTGCTTAAAGCTTGGCTTAAATATACAGGTAAAGGTTATGATAGTTTGATAGAAATGGCTGTTTCTGATAAAGAAGCTAAAAAGTTGAAACTTACTGCTAGTCAACGTAAATCTACAAAAGGAGCTATTAAAATAACTAAACCTGACAGTAAAAAAGACGTTCTGAAAGATGAGCGTTTTGGTTATTAACATAATAGTAAATTTGTAGATGAAAACATTACGTGTTATTGGACAAACTCGTTATGAAGATAGAGGTTATTCTAATGAAGAATCAATAGCTTATCTTCAGCTTCAAAAGCCAGAAGAAATTAATAGTTTTCTGACTTATAATTATGGTATGGATGATGACCGTTTTCCTTTAAGTTTTATTACTGAAGGTCAAGGTAGTCGTGGTATTAAAGATGTTGCTACTGTACAATGGACTTGGAAAACTATGGGTCGTATGAAGTTTACAGACTTTGTAACTTACTTTAATACTGCTGTTACTAAACCAGGTCAAAATGGTAGTGAATTTGAAGTTCATTTCTCTACTCATTGGTTTATTGAACAACATGGTCTTACTGCTCCTGATGGTGTTACTCAAGTTCGTATTCAGAAAGACTTAGGTGAATCTGCTTATGGTTATGCTTATCTTCTGAAACTTACTTCTCCTAATCCTGATGCTTATGTTGACCCTCAATGGTTGGCTAAAGGTATGTATTGGGCAATGAGTGCTCCTACTGTTTCTGAATCTTATTCTAAAGGTAACAGAAGCAATACTATGGGTCCTGCTGGAATGACTTCTCAACTTGAGTTTTATCGTTATTCTAAAGAAATAGCTGGTAATCTTGCTAATGTTGTTACTCAATATCAATTCCAAAATGATAATGGTGGTACTTCTAATCTTTGGATTAACGAAGAGATGCGACAGTTCAACTTGCACATGAGAGTAATGAACGAAGAACGTTTGTGGAAGTCTGAATATAATCGTTTACCTGATGGTACTATTCCTTTGAAAGACCATGATAATGGTAAACCTATTCCTCGTACTGCTGGTATGTTAGAAATTTGTCGTGAATCTAACTACGATACTTATGGTGAAGTTCTGACTCTTAACAAACTTGAACGTACAGTTGGTGATGTTCTTGACCGTGATACTCAAGATGGAGATAAGAAAGTTGTTCTTATGGGCGGTAAAGGATTTATTCGTGACTTTGAAATGGCTATCAGAACTGATGCTAAAGAAAACGGATTTATTACTCCTCTTGGTGAAAAGATGATTCAAGATAATGGTGATGGTCTTTCTTATGGACGTTACTTTAATAAGTATAAAACTCCAGATGGATATATCATTACTGTTATTCATAATGCTTATTTCGATAAGGGTACTGATGCTGAAGCTGCTAAGCAAAATGGTATGATTCATCCTACTACTGGCTTGCCTATTACTTCTCATCAAGCTTCTTTGATTGATATGAGTAATTATAAAGGTAATCAGAATGTTCGTATAGTACGTCAAAAAGGACAGGCTTATAAAGCTAAAGTTATCGAAGGTATGACTGATATTCCTGCTTGCTGGGGATTGCCTAATACTAATCATGCAGCTACTGAAATTGATATGGCTCGTTATGAAGTTAAAGGCTCTATTGGTTTGCAGGTAGATAATACCACTAAGATGTTCTTATTGAAATGTGTATTATAATCATTTAAAAGAAGCTATTTAAGATATGGATTTTAACAAAGTAAATGAAGCTAATAAAGCAGGAGAAAATACTCCTGCTGCTTCTAATATAAATACAGATAAACAGGTTATACCCCCCGTAGAGGATGGAGTAGATAAACAGCCTGCTAATACAGTAGGATTTAGAGATGAAAGTCTTGATGAACCTTATACTGAAAAACGAACTATTACTATTAATTTAGTTACTAATTATTCATTATATCGTAGAGTTAATGATAAAACATTACCTAAACGAATGGATAAGATTGGTAGTTGTGTTCGTAGTTCTCGTACTCTTTCTTCTAATAAAGGTGAGATTGAATCTTATTTTCCTGCTTTAATTGGTCTTGCTCCTAATAATGAAAACTTTATTTCACGGGTTAAGGCTTATCTTAATAATATTAGTGTTTCAGTTGATGAACTAGGTAAGACTTTTGATATTTCTTTCTTTTGGAATCGTAAACGAGATTATCTTCGTTTTAGAGCTGAAGAAGAAGCTATTGAAACTGCTTATATGAATAGTGACCGTAAAGGAGTTAAAGAACTTAGAGAAGCTCTTGAAGCTAAGATTACTAAGTTAAATCTTCTTGAAAGTGAAAAGTATAAATATGGTTATCCTATTGTTCTTGATGATTATCTAATTTATCGTCATTGTTTATTATATAAAGATGTAGCTAAAGATATTGCTCTTATTAATTCTGACCCATCTATTAGATTTTATTTTAAAGATGACCAAAGAGAAGCTGAGCGTCTTGCTAAACATCGTCAGGAAATTAATTCTGCTAAAGGTAATTATGTTAAACTTCTCACGAATAGTGATTTGTTTGATGCTGTATTTATTCAATACTGTGTTGCCAATAATATTAATATTCCTAACGGTATGGCTATGGATACTGTTGATAAACAATCACATCTTGATAAATTTAGTACAAATGAACCTGCTAAGTTTAATAAACTTTGCAATGATAAAGATATTACTATTAAATCTTTAATTGAGGTTCTTATTTCTCGTGGAGAATTTATCAGAGCAATTCATAATCAAAATATTACTACTCCTGATGGTGAGTTCATTGGTGCTAATGTTAAGGAAGCTGTTACATGGTTTAAGAATCCTACCAATAGTGCTCTTGTTAGTGCTTATAAAAATAAACTTAAAAACATTTGATTATGAACATTGGGGAGATGCACGTGACGTTCAGAGAACTGGCACAACAGATGGGTATGCAGACCGTTCGTGCTATTCTCATGGAAGATATAGATATTTGTCTTAATGCTGCTATAATTGAAAAAGCTAGAAATGTAATAGTAGAAAACGTTGGACCTGTTCCTTATAATGATAAGGTTGCTCGACAAAATGCTTCTATTAGTCCTGTTAATGCTCTTAGAACTTTATACACAGCGGGTACTGTTAACGGCGGAGATATTACAGGTAATGGAACAGAAGTTAACCCTTATAAAATTAATATTGATAGCAACGGAATAATGCTATATACAGGCTTTCAAGTTAGTTATAATGGCAAGACAATTTATGATTGCAGAATTATTGAAGCTGAAGATTTAGGTCAAACGCTAAGAGATTTCTGTAATCGTGCTGCGAAAGATGCTCCGATAGTTACTATATTTGGAGATGAATCTGGTATCAATGTTGATATATATACTGGACGTAATAATACAGTTAAACCTCAATTAGTTAAATATCTTTATATCAAAGAACCTGCTAAAGTTAAGTTTGATGAAGATAGAGAAGAAGATTGGGTTAATTGTGATTTACCTCCTTATTTACATATGGAAATAGTTATGCGTGCAGTACAGATTTATCTTGCTAGTATTGGTGCTACTTCTAATGGAGCTGATAAACAAAGTTAAACTCTAAATTAAATTAAAAATGAGACAGTTTTTGTTGGCGGGCAAAGTCGCTTATGGAGCAGACTTACCTCTTGCTGCTGGAGCGGTTGCTTTTACTTATCTTGCTAATGGCAAGGAAACGATTGACGCTGACGGTACTAAGATTACCGATAAGTTTTACATTAATCTTGGTCGTGAAGCAAATGGTCCAGTAGTTCTTCCAGCTTATAAGAAACATCTTACTTTTGTTAAAGGTGTTTATCAAGCTGCTACTACTTTCTCTGCTAATCTTACTATCGGAGATGTAAATGCTTATTCTGATTATTCTATTATGATTGTGAAGAAAGGATTAAAGTTCAATGAACGTAATCGTTGGACCGCTACCATTCATACTGGTCTTAATCCTACTGTTAATGATGTAGCAAAGAAATTAGCTAACCAAATTAATAATAATACTGTTGGACATGGCATTAAAGCATCTGTTGCTGAGGATAAAATCACTCTAACTGCTGAGTCTAAAGGTATTGATTATGAAATTCTTGGAGCTGATGAATTAGTTGGTATTGCAGTCACAGTTACAGCTCACGGTTTACCTGCCTATGGTGACGCTGCTTATATTACTGATTTAGCTAATAAGGCTGCTGCTGATGCAGGTATTGAATATACTTACCGTGATACTTATACTGAACTGTATCCTGCATATCCTATTAATCCTTTGAAGCAACCTGATAGTGCAGATACTGGATATACTATCTTTACGCTTCGTTTTGCTGTTCCGCGTGAAATGAAAACTAGAGATGAAGTTGTTCATCAGATTGTACAAATAGCATTCCCTACTGGAGCTGCTGCTATTGCAACTGTTGAAACTATCCTTAAAGCTATTGCTACTGAAGAAAAAGCATAACCTATTACCCGACTCGATTAGGTAAATATTAGGTAATATTAATCGAATAGGGGCTATTGGTATTAGCATTAGTGTTGATACTGATAGTCCCTATTCTTGTATCTATAAAAATGGAATTAATTCAAAATGCCTTTGAACAAGGTCTTATTCCCGGTATTGTTATTGTTATTTATCTTATAATTAATAAGATAATTGATAATAACAAAAGAAATCCTTTAGATGATATTGCCAAACTTCTTAACATAGTTACTAGAGATATTATTAAAAAAGATAGAGAAAAATCTAAAGCTGTTATTTCTATTACTATGGTTAATGCAGCTTCGGAATGTGCAAAGTTTGTTGCTTCAACTATTATTACTAATAATGTTGATAATAATCGTGACCAAATAGAATATAACGCTAGACATTTAGTTAATAGTGTTTATTATGATGCTTATTCTAAACTTAATATGTATCGTGGTGATGAAGATTATCTTAGTCATTATATGAAAGAAGAATGGAAAGAAGATATTTATGGTGATATTATAAATATTGTCTATAATAAAAATCTTGATTCTAATCAACGTATTCTTGCGTTTAATAAACGTATTGATATTAGAGTTAATGATTATACTGCTTATATTATTAATAAGGCATTTAAATAAGATGGTATTATGATAAGAGGTTATATTAATAATCCAAAACAGCTATCGAAAGAGATGCAATTGCGTATTGCAAGCATGGCTGAAAAACAGGTGAGAATAGCAGAATTAGGCTTCCCATTGAACGAAAAAAATTGGTGCAAACTAACACAAGGGCAAATTTTAATTCAAGCACTAGAAGCCTTAGAATTGCTTTCTGATGAGCAACAAAAATCAATTATTAATTCATACAATAACTTGATGATAGAATGAGTGAACAAATAGATGATAATTATGTTAATGGTGTCTATGTAAAAGCTGATGGAACTGAACAAGTTGAGATTGACCCTCAATATGTTTATATGACTGTTCCTAGCAAATATGTTTGTGTTTATCATAAACTATTAGTTCTTATGGCACAATATGGAGTTGATATGCTTAATGATTGTTCTGCTACTTGTAAAGGTAATAATAAAAATATTATTACTTGTTGGAATATGTTCCAATCTGCAATGGCTGCATATCAACTTGGTCAAGATAAACTTGCTGAAACACTTCTTAAATATATTAAAGGACAACTTAATATTATTTATGAAGGTAGTGAACAAATTCAGTATAGTGGTTCTATTACTCTTCCTGTTGATGAAGAAGGAAAAATTCATGCTATAGTTAGTTGTGGAGATGCTCCTAAGTTTTATGTTGACCCTGAAACTGGTAAACTTTGGGAACAAAGAGAAGAAGGTAAAGAATATAATGAAACTTATAGTCTTAGTAATGTTGATTATAATAATGAATAACATGAATGTATTCCATCCTCTACGGGGAGTCTACACTAAGAATTTAGTAAACTTAAAGAATATATGGAAACAATAGAAAAAGAACTTGGTAAAGTTAGTCTTACTTGTAATGGTCAATGGAGTCCTGATAGACCTTACGATAGACTATGTATAGTTCATGATGGTTTCTATGCTAGCTATATTTCTCGTAAAGCTACTCCTGCTGGTATTCCATTACCTAATGAAGAATATTGGCAACCTATTGCTAAACTTCGAGAAGATTTAGTTATTGATTATGAAACCTTTAAGAAAGAAATACTTGAACTTATTGCTGTTGTTCAAAGAGGGCTTAAAGCTGCTAGAATTGTAGTATCTACAATGGAAGATAGAGATGCTCTTACTTGGGAACAAATTGGAGTAGGTTGTGAAGTTTATGTTATTGAAACTAAAAAGAGTTATATACTTGATGAAATAACTCCTGTTAATAATGCTAAGAAATGGCATCTTGAGGCTGATTCTGAAATTGGTTCTAAATTTGTAGAATCTTTTAGTGGTATGTTTCCAAGAGCAATTGCAGAACGTGCTGTTGCTGATGAATTTGGTATTAATATACAAGATAATTATCTTCGTCGTAACGTAGTAGTTAATTATATGGCACAAGTACTTAAACAGTATTTTGAAGATAATGCTGTTCAAATACTTGAAGGTCAGATTACTCCTGATATGCTTAGTGAATCTGTTAAACAAATGTTTACTGCTTCTCAAATTATTAATGCTGCTGATGAAGAAGATTTAACCGTTGTTGATAATCTACTTAAATTTGCAGATAAAGACTATAATGTAAATGATTATAGCGGAAAGGCTCGTAAATATCTTCGTAAGAATATGATTAGTGGTGTTAATACTCTTACTCAAGATATGATTAACGAGCCTAATACTATTTATATACTTCAATATGATTATTGTTTAGCTGGACAAACTATTGAACTTCCAGATGATAGTATAATTCTTTGGAGAGGTGGTAGATTATATGATGGAGCTGTTAAACTAAATAAATGTAGACTTCTTAGTAATTATCGTCAAGAAGATATGTTTGATAAAGAAACTATATCTTTAGATGGTGATTGGGCTAAAGGTCAAATACTTTATCATCCTCTTGATTTAGGCGAAGATAATAAACAAGTTGAAATTACAGGTTGGGGTGGTTCTTATACCAATGATTTTTATTGGTTTTGGGATGGAGAAAAATGGGTAAGTATGGGTTTTGATTTATCTGTTTATCTTACTCGTGCTGAATTTGAAGCTTTCTTAGAGAAGTTAAGAGAAGAAATGGAAAAGTTCTATGCTTGGCTTCTTGAAGAACTTAGAAAGATTAATGAACATCTTGAACTTCATGACCAACAGATAAGTAATCTTCAACAAGAAGTTTCTAATATTAATACTAGAATAGATAATCTTATTACTGAATATAACGCTAAATTTACTGATATTTATAATAAGATTGGAGATTTAAATAGTAGTGTAGAAGGTAGTATTAATAATCTAGAACAATATATTAATAATAAGATTGAAGAGATTCTTAATAAGATAGACCAAAGTGGTGGTAACATAAGTAATGAGTATAAACAATATTTTGAAGATAATTATGTTTCTATGTTTAAGAACATGATTAAAGCTGGTACTAATATTACTTTTGTTGAAAACTCTGATGGTACTATTACTATTAATGCTACAGGTGGTGGTTCTGGCGGCGGTGGATTAACCGAACAAGAAGTAAGAGATATTGTTAATTCTATGCTTAATAATTATTATACTAAGTCTGAAATTAATGATATTATTGCTGGTATTGAAGGCGGTGGAGGAAGTGGTGGAGATGGCACTCATAATGTTATGTCTACTACTCAACTCGGTGAAGCTAGAACAGGTAAATATCTTACTATGAGTAAGTTTGCTGATAGTGAAACTAAACCTAGCAGACTTGATGTTGATTTTAATACTCTTTATACAGATATTAAAAATAAATTAGTAAATGATGGATTTGGCTCAGGCGGTAGTGGAGGAGGAACAACAGGTGGAGTAACTGCTACTCAAGTACAAACTTGGATTACTGCTGTTATGCCTATTGGTTCTATTATGCTTTGGGATACTACTACACCTCCAACAGGTTGGGAAATATATACTGCTGCTCAAGGACGATTTGTTATGGGTCATATAGGTGGTGGTATTAATATTTATAATAATCCTAAACAAAATACTCTTGATTGGAGTACTGTTCTTAAAAATGTAGGTGATACTTATGACCCTGCTACTCCTGGTTTAAATATTGGAGCTTACGGTTTTTATATTGGTGGTACTGATTTACCATTACATCAACATGCAATTGCTGCTAGTTCTGGTAAATGTGGTGATGGTAATCATCATGTTGTAGTTCCTAGTAACTGGCGAGCAAATGACCATGGTAGGTCTTTAGACCAAGATTGTAGAAATACTTATCCTTATGGTACTACTAAAACTAATTATTGGGATTTAAATATTAATAAAAATACCAATTGGTATATGACTGGACCTAATATTAGTAGAAATGGTGAAATGGTGTGGACACAAATTAGTACAGATAATTGGACAGGAGATTATCTTGCTATTAATAAACTATTACCTACTGTTGCTTTACATTATATTAAACGTGTTTCTAATCCTTGGTAATTATGTTAGAAGAGAATGTTTTTGTTGGTACTAATTGCCAATCTTTTAATCCTAGTAAAGTTCAATGTGATAAAGAAGGCAATATGCCGATTCATATACTAGATAAGTATTGTGAAGAAACTGATACTAGATATAATATTTATCCTTTGACTGTTATTCAAGCTATTTTTGATGGTGTAACTGGAACAAGATTAGATAGAATACTTGCCGCTTGTAATAGTATTTATTTAACTTGGGAAGGTACTTTTGCCGATACTGTTAATAAACTTGATAAAATTTATCGTCGTAAAGGATATATTATAACATATCGTGATGAAACTAATGTTAATTGGACTCAACGATATAATAGTGATGATATTAGTGATGAAGCTTGGACTAATCCTGACAATTGGGAAGGATGGTCTTTTGATACTGTTATTAAAGATTTGTCTGAAGCTCTTGAAGAAATATTTACTAATATAGGTGATTATAAAGATTTTCTTGATATTATTACTAGTTTTATTAACGAGTTTGTTATAAATGTATTTAACAATCTTAATAATTATCCTGAACTAGTTAATATTATTAAGAATAGTACAGTTGAAAGTTTACCTATTATTGTTAAAGACATATTCAATAATATTAATGATTATCCTGAACTTAAGAATATATTTAATGAATATGTTAAACAATGGACTGAAACCATCTTTAATAATATTTCTTCTTATCCTGCTCTTAGTCAATTTATTACTAATGCTATTAATTCTCATGTAGAAACTACTATTAATAATATATTTGATAATATTGATAGTTATCCTAATATTAAGAATCTTATTATTAATAATACTGTTGATAAAGTAGTTGATATATTTAAGAATATAGGTCAATATCCAGAATTACAAGAAGTTATTCAGAATAATGTTAATGAACGAGTAGATTATATATTTAATAATATTAATAATTATCCTGAACTTATTGGTATTCTTTCTGATTTAGTTTGTAATTGTGTTAAGAATATATTTGCTAATATTAATAATTATCCTTCTCTTGTTACATGTATTAATAATGCTGTAAACAGTAGAACTGAATATATATTTAATAATATTGATAGATTTCCTATTCTTAAGAATCTTATTGAAACTAAAGTAGAAGCTAGAGTTACTTATATATTTGAACATATTAATAATTTTACTGAACTACTTAATGTTATTAAAGGTAATATAGAAAATATCTTTGATAATATTGATAATCATCCTAACCTTAAAGTTGTTATTGAGAATAAAGTTGAATCTACAGTTGAACATATCCTTAGTAATATAGATAATTATCCTATTATTAAAGAGAAGATTATTCAATTCTGTAATGAAGCTATTGAAGCTAAACGTGGTGTAGCAAATGGTATTGCTAGTCTTAATGGAGATGGTAAAGTCCCAGCAAGTCAATTACCTAGTTATGTTGATGATGTTCTTGAAGGATATTATGTTGATGAAACTCATTTTGCTGAGAAATATATAGAAGATGCTCCTGTATATTATACTCCTGAAAAAGGTAAGATTTATGTTGATATAAGTGAAAGTACTGATTATAGTGGTAAGACCTATCGTTGGTCTGGAACTAAATATTCAGTTATATCTGAAACTTTAGCTTTAGGTGAAGTTACAGGTACTGCTTATGATGGTGGTAAAGGTAAGAAAACTACTGATATTGTTAATAGTTTACATATAAAACTTCTATCTTCATTAAATGATGTTACATATACAGATTCTAAAGTTAATATAGAAGTAACAGGTATTAATAAAGATACTAATACTAATAAATATGATAATGGTAGAAATTATGCTAAAAGTATTAATGCTGCCACAAAAACTTTAGCTGGAGTTATGTCATCTGCTGATAAAGTTAAACTTGATGAAACTTTACCTAATCAAATTACTGAACTTAGTAATAATGTTTATACTAAAGAAGAAATTAATAATAAGTTTGATAATGTGCCGACAGTAGAAAATACTTATACTAAAGCTGAAGTTGATAAAGCTATTGCTGATGCTATTAAAGCTTTAATTCCTGATGGTTATGAACTTGTTATTAAAAAGAAAACAACTTAATATTAATCATGGTGGTACTGAATAAGTGCCACCATTTAAAGTTTATAAAGTTATGCAAGATATTAATCAACAATTATATGAAAGAAAAGATATTCCTGAAGGATTTATTCCTGTTTATGGTGTAGTTATAACTGTTCCTACTGGAATATATACTAATGGACAAAAAGAATTTACTTGTGATAAAACTTTTGATGAAGTTAAAGAAACACTATTAAAAGGCGGAAGTATTATTGCTGTTGATAACAATAATAGTAGAATTAATTTTGATAGAATTGTTGTAGGCAGTAATGATATTAGTGCTACAATTACTTATTTTTCTAATGGCGGAATTAATAAAATTGATTTAAGTTGGGATAAAGGTATAGCTAGAGTTGGTGGTGAAGAAACAAAAAGTATTAATACTTTTGTAGCTATAAATAGTAATCAAATCATTCAATCTTATGATATTGGAAGTATTACTATATTATTAACAAATAGTGGTAGTAAAGAAGAAGTATTAGCTGCTATTAATTCTATTTTTACTAATTTTGCTGGATTTGTTACAGCTATTGGTAAACCTAATTCTATATTTCATAATGGTAAATATGGTACATTTAATGTTAGATATACAAATAATATTATAATTATTCAATGGAGCAATGCTAATGCTATTCATCATGTTGCTTTATACGAAGATAGTTCGTATGTTTACAATACTATTCAAATAGTTGACCAAACTCTTTATAGATTATCTGCTCTTACTATTGAGCCAATAGTTAATCCTAAAATATGGGTTGGTACTGCTACTCAATATGCAGCTATTGCACAAAAAGATAACAATACTACTTATATAGTTAAATCAGACGCTTAAATTATGGCTATATATCAAGGAGATATTGGAATACATGATATTAAACTTGGTAGTATAGATGTATTTGAAATATATCAAGGTTCTAAACTTGTTTATCCAGAGAATACTGAAATTACTATTACTTTTAAATTGAATGTTTCCGGAACTGTTACTATTAATGGTTATACTCCTGTTATAAGTGAAAACAATACTAAATTTATATTTACTATTCCTATTAAAACTGATTATACTGCTAATATTACTGCTGAACATTATAAATCTCAAACTATTAGTGGTAACAGTGGTTATTTACCTATAACTCATAATGTAGAATTAGAATGGGAACAAAGATTTATTTCTTATACTGTTACTTTTCCTACTGATGGAGTTAAAGTTTTATTTGATGGAATAGAAAAAGGAGTTATAACTAATGGTAAATTAGTTGTATTAATTGATGATACAGAAGCTAAAGATAGTTATACTGTTACGTTTAAAGGTAGTAAAGCTAGTATATATGATACTAGTACATTAACAGTAGTTAATAGTTCTATTGCTAATACTGGTGGTGTTTATGATTTAAAACTTCCTACTAGTTCTGTTAAGAGTGGATATAAGAGAACTGATTATGCATCCTCCACGGGGAGTATAACCAAGGGTTCTACTTATGCTGGAACTTGGATTGAAACTGTTGTTAATCTTACTGCTAGCTTTACTAGTTCTACTACTTTAGGTAGTATAAGTAATAATGTATTAACTATACCTAATAATGAATCTACTAATGCTAAAAGTGGAACTTTAACTGTTATATTTACTTTAGAAAATAAACAAACTAAAGAAGTTAGTGCTGCTTTAAATCAAGCTGCTGGTGCTAAAGTTTATACCGATTGGGTACTAGATTTACAAACTGATGGAACTAGTGTTGAAGCTAAAGGTGGTACTAGAACAGTTACAGCTAATATTGCTCGTAGAACTTATAAATGGAATAACACTGGTACTGTTTATAGTGAAACTGCTACTCCTACTCTTAGTATTAGTGGTAGTGCTAGTCTTAGTGGAAATCAAATAAAATTTACATCAAACGAAAGCGTTTCAGCCCGTTCAGCGACACTTACAGCTAGTTATGTAGGATTGTCCAAAACGGTTATGATAACGCAGCAGGCAGGCGCAAAAGTGTATTCAGCGTGGTCTGCTTGGACTGTTTCTATCTCGGCAAGCATGCAAACGATAGCTGCAAGTGGTGGTTCATCTACGATAACTACTAGTGCTAGTCGTTCTCGTACTTGGACTTGGAATGGAGTTGGTACTACACATACTGATACAGAAACTGCTACACCTACACTTAGTGGTAGTGCTGGTGGATTTACTTTAAGTGGTAAAACTGTTACTGCTAGTAACAATACTACAACAAATAGTCGTAGTATAACTATTACTGCTACTAGCAATAGTGTTTCTAAATCTATTACTATAACACAATCTGCTGGTGCTAAAGTTTATAGTAATTGGTCTAGTTGGACTGTTAATATTAGTGCTGATAAAACTAGTATTGGAGCAACAGGTGGAACAGCTACTGTGTCAACTAGTGCTAGTAGAACTAGAAGTTATACATGGAATGGTGTTGCTAGTTCTGGTGGTACAGAAACTGGAAATGGTACTCCAACATTAAGCAAAGTTAGTGGTAGTGGTAATTGGACTAGTCCTAAAGTTACTTATGGAAATAATACTAGTACAAGTGGTAAATCAACTGTTATTCGTGCTACTATTGATTCAACTACTAAAGATATAACTATTAGTCAATCTGCTGGGGCTAAACAATATAGTGCTTGGTCTGCATGGACAGTTAATATTTCTAATAGTGGAAATGTTGCTGCTAGTGGAGGTAGTTCAAATATAACTACTTCTGCAAGTAGAACAAGAACTTGGACATGGAATGGAGTTAATGGAAGTGGTGGAACTGAAACAGGAACTGGAACTCCTACTCTTAGTAAAATTAGTGGTGCTGGTTCTTTTGCTAGTAATAAAGTAAGTTATGATAATAATACTTCTACAAATACTAGAAGTACAGTTATTAGAGCTACGATGGATTCTGTAACTAAAGATACTACTGTAACTCAAAATGCTGGTTCGAAAACTTATAGTAGTTGGGGAGTATGGTCTATTAGTTTAAGTGCTAATGTAACAACTATTGCTGCTGCTGGTGGAAATGCTACATTATCTACTTCTGCTACTAGAAGTCGTACTTGGCAATGGAATGGTACAGGAACAACTTATACTGAAAATGCTAGTGACGTTCCTACATTAAGTAAAGTTAATGGCGCAGCTTCTTTAAGTGGTTCTACTGTTAGTTATGGTAATAATACTTCTACTAGTTCCCGTAGTTCTGTATTTAGAGCAACTATTGATAGTGCAACTAAAGATATTACTATTAGTCAATCTGCTGGTAGTAAGTCATATGGTAGTTGGTCTAGTTGGTCTGTATATTGTAATGCTAGTAGTTATACTGTTGCGGCATCAGGCGGTTCTGTTACTATTTATTATGGTGCTAGTCGTTCTTGTACTTGGACTTGGAATGGAGTTGCAGGTTCAGGTGGAACTGAAACAGAAAATGCTACTCCAAGTCTTAGCGTAGAAAGCGATGGTGGGACTTTAAGTGGTAATACTTTAAGTTATAGTAATAATACTAGCACAAGTGTTAGAAGAACTAGAGTTACTGCAAATTATAATGGTGCTATTGACTTTTGTGATATTGAACAAAGAGCTGGAAGTAAAGTTTATGGTAATTGGTCTGGATGGTCAGTAAGTATATCTGCTAGTCCTACTAATATTGCTGCTGCTGGAGGCAGTTCTACTATTACTTGTAGTGCTGTTCGTAGTAGACAATATACTTGGAATGGAGTTGGACAGAATTTTCTTGAAACTGAAAATGGTAGTCCTACATTAAGTAAATCTGGAGATGGCACATTAAGCGGTACTACTAGCGGTAGTAAACTTACTTATGGTAATAGAACTACTACAACAAGTAGAAGTACAACTGTTACTGCTACTTATAGTGGAGTTAGTAAATCTATTAATATTACACAATCTGCTGGTGCTAAGTCTTATGGCGCTAAAGTATATCATACTAAATATTATGGTACTAATCCTGATGGAAGTGGATTAGATTTTACAGGTTATCCTTATACTAATGAAATTGATACAGTTGCTGATGCTAATACTATATCTATAAGTGTTTATTATAGGTTATATACAACTCAACTTTGGACTTGGAATGGTGTTGCTGGTTCAGGCGGAACTGAAACTGTATATTATAATCCGGATGATGTAAATGTAACAAATAAAGTTAATTGTGATGTATTTGTTGCAAATGCCTTTAATTATGATAGCATGATTATAATAACATTTAAACTTTCTGCAAATAATTCTGATACAGCAAGAGAATATAAAATTGAATGGAATTGGTTAAATCATAATGTTATTATAAAAGGAACACAAAGAGCAAATCCCATACGTGGTAGACTTGCTATTAAAAATGATTATTTTACTAGTCAAAATATTGCATTACCTATTTATTTAGATAATGAAAATGTAGATTCAATATATAAAGGAGAAGCAAGTTATAATGATATTAAGAAAACTCCTATTAGTGTTTATGTATATATTCCTACTAATATTGCTATAATAAACGCTGGTAAATTGCAATTTTGGTTTGAAAATAAAGATGGTGGTGGTAGTAAATATAGTTGTACTTTAAGTAGTGTTAATAAACCTTCAAATAATGTTTCTGTATCTAATAATAATAATATTATTAGTGTTATTGCTAATACAACTACTTCTTCATTTACTGTATTATGCCAATTTACTATGACTTCTAATAGTACAGTATTTAATGTAAGAGTTTTAGTTGAACCATGATGAAAATACTATTTAATATAACAATATTACTAATGCCTATATTGTTTATTTACTTATTAAAGTTATTTAAATTAATCACATAATTATGAACAATAAACAACTATATGAAAAACTAGGTCAGAATAGTTATGATAAAGTATTTCCTATTACTTATCTTCAAAATATTCTTGACAAAGATACAAATAATAATTTAACTGTTGTTCTTTCTAGATTTAATCATCTATGGATTCCATATCAAGGAACTAGAGTTAACACTCGTAAAGCTGTACCTGCTATATTTAGACGTAATAGTCTTACTATAAGTTATTATGACGCAGAATATAATATATCTGTAACTGAAAGTTATATAGGTAGTAATCTTCAAGCTGGAGTTGAAACTAGTTGGGTTTCTGATGATAATTGGACTAAAATTCTTAGTGAGAAATATCTTGAAGAAAGTGGAGCTAAAATTCCTATTGCTGATGGAACTATTGATTGGAATATGCTTAACGAAGCTCTTAAGCAAATGATTGCAGGAGATGGTAAAGTTACTATTATTAATTATCCTGATGAAGAGGATATTACTCTTCGATTAACTCCTGGTTGTTGTAATGTTAATCGTCTTAGTCTTAAAGATAGACATTATGAGCCTGAATATAAAAGTGGTAAAGGATATAAAATAATTCGCAGGGTTTTACTCCCCGTGGAGGATGAAATAGATAATGTAGAACATTTACCATTTGATGGTTTTCTTAATGATACTTATTGTGAACAATATGGTCAGATAATTCTTAATACAGATAATTATGAAGTTATCAATATTGATTTAGGTAATACTGCTGGAATTTATTATGATACTTATCATAAATTATTTGTTCTTAGAGTTAAGACTAGTGAAGATGGTGTAGGATTTTATAATTATTATACTAGATGGACTATTGTAGAAGCTACTGATAGAGTTAAACCAAGAGCTGTTGTTAATTATGGTTCATCTGATGATTATAATGTTTATAATACTTGTCTTTCTGATGAACGTCCTAGACTAAATGTTATATATGTTAATAATATAGATGATATTAAATATTATTTTAATAACGAAGATTTAGTTCAAGTTAAAAATAATATTTATCTTCATTATAAATCTGTTCTTACTCAAGATATGCTTAATGAAGAAAATACTCGTTATATTATTCGTTATGCTTTTGATTTAAATAGTAAAACTATTACAATGCCTAGCGGATGTGAACTTGTATTTGAAGGTGGTATTATAGAAAACGGTACTATTGATTTGAACAAATGTAAACTTACAGGTATGGTTGGTGAAGAATCTGAATATCTTCCTAATGTTACTTGTAGTAATTGGGCTGTTGGTCAAATTGAATATCGTGGTGGAAAGATTTGTTATTGGAATGGTACTGAATGGAGAGTAATGGGTGATACTTTTGCTATGGAAGGATATACCAAAGAAGAAATTAATAACATGTTTGATAATTACTATACTAAAAGTGAAACTTATAGTAAACAAGAAGTTAATAATTTACTTGGTGATTATGTTACTAATGATACATTTAATAGTTTTAAAGAAGAAATAAATCAAACTATTACTCAAAGTGTTAATCTTGATAAGATTCAAAAAGCTATTAACGATGGATGTGGAGTTAATATGACTATGCCTAGTGCAAATAATAATAAATTAAGTCTTCCTATTTGGACAGGTACTTCTACTGAATATGCAACTATTACCCCGGTTGCTGGAATGACTTATAATATTATTGATGAATAATGAGTTTAAATCTTGGACGTCAAGGAGGAGTTGCTCAACCTCTTAGAAAGAGAACAGTAGGTCAAACTAATATTGCTCATGTTTATGATGGTGCTAATCATATTTGGCCTACTTCTGTTATTCATTTTAGTGATTTTACTAGTGTTCAACTTAGATATATTTGGGGTAAAAATGATGGTTCTGATTTGGATACTAAATCATATTATGTTAATTCTCCTATTGATAGTTTAAACTATTCATCTGTTGGTTTTTCTTGGAGTCAAAGACCTGGTGTTATACCTTATTTATATTGGGGTGGTGATAATGTAAATTCTGGTGCTGAATGTATTATGTTCAACATTGAATCTATGATTGAATTAGAAGATAAAATGCCTGATATAATGAAGATGAATCTTTGTGCTAATTGGTTTGGTTCAAAAGGTATTGGAAATGTTACTATTGAATGTACTGCTTATAAAGGAGGAGTTATAGTTTGTTCTTGGCAATTAACAAATGTTGAAGATGATATTGATAAACGTGGAGCATTTTTATTTCCAACTTCTGATGGTAAAATAGATATGCCTGATTATAGTAATGGAGGTTATAAAGAATGTTGGTATGGTGAAGTTGTTGAAGCTAGACCTATTGGTGGTGGTCAATCTATATATTTTAGAGTTAATCCTGTTGATGATAGTATTTTTGAACTTCCTAATATTAAAGTAATTCGTACTGGTAATGGAATGGTACATAAAGATGGTTATTGCTGGTATCAAAATACTCCTAATACTAAGTATAAAGTATGGAATAATCAAATAAATCTAAGTGGATATATTAATACTCTTGGTTCTCCTAAGTTAAATATTGATAAAGATGATACTTACGAATATACTTATATGACAGCTTTACTTAATTCAGATAATACTATTTATAATTCAGAATATAACAATAATTATAAATTTAATTATGGTTTTGTTGCAGGTAATTCTGAATTTAGAGGACAACAAGTTATTCAATGTAATGTTGCTAGTCAAACTGGTCCTGCTGATGATGGTAAGACTTCAATAGGTGAAATAAAATATACTAAACTTAACAAAATTGGTGAGTTGACAATATATAGTCCTATTGAAAGTTAAAATAATGTTAATGACCAAACAAAGATAACGGTTTAAGTGTTATAGATTATGTAGTTCAAACTACAAGTATTAATCTATTTTTTTAACTTAAACCTTAATTTATTATGCAAGTAATTGAAAAAGTGAAAGTTGTTCCAGAGGGCTATAATGGTGCTGAATGAATTATGACGGTGGTAATCGTCGTGATGTAAACGGTAAAGCTAATGCAGGTTTAACTCTTGGTATTATCGGTACTGCACTTGGTGCTTGGGCTTTGTTTGGTAATCGTCGTTCTGCTGGTGCTAGTATTTTAGGTGGCGATGGTGGTGGAATGTTAGGAGAGGGTTCTACTAATATTAACGTACTTGGTGCTACTGCTGGTAGTGGAAGCGGTGCTCCTACTGCTTTTCAAGCATGGGAAAAATCTTGTGAAGATACTTTAGCTCTTCAAGGTGGTCTTTATCAATGGGCTTTGACTCAACAGAATCAACGTTTTGAAGATAGAGAACGATTGAATAGTGAATTGTTTGGTGTTTATATTGATGGACGTAATCGTACTGATGCTCTTATTGAGAAAAATAACACTGACCATTTTAATCTTTACAAGTACACTCGTGACGCTGATGATGATATCCGTAAAGAGTTATCTGATTTGAAAGCCGAATTAGCTGTTACTAAAGCTATTCGTCCTTATCAGGATAAACTTATCCAATGCGAAATGGAAAGAATGTTTACGGCTGGTATCAACTATACTAATCAAAAGACTTGCAATGTTATTTATGGTGTAGTTACTCTTCCGAATGAACCTACTGTTACTGGTTTAGTTGGACGTAATGCTAACGGTTGTTTACCATGCGGTTTTACTCAAACTGCTAGTACAACTCCTGCTCAGTAATATTACTAAGTTTGATTAAGAACATAAAATTAGAATAGATATGATACCTGTTAATCAATTCATACTAGGTGGTGGCGACCCTTTACTATTACCTAGTGAAAAAATGACTAATAGCATTGATGAACAAATTGCTTTTCTTCAAAGTCAAAAACAAGCAATTAATGAAGCTTATCGTCGAAATGCTGTTGCAGCTGCAAATAATGGTGTAGTTCAAAATCAACAGGTAATTCCACAACAGCCTGTTAACCAAGGAATTTGGGATGCTATTGATGCTGAAATTGCACCGCTTACACAAGAACAACAAAATATGTTGCTTACTAACCAAGATTATGTAACTAATTACAATGCGTTACAAAGTATGGTACAAGCAGAAGTTCTTAATTTAGTTAGAGGAAAAATCGAAGCTAGTGAAGAAGGTAAACATTTACTTGAAGAACAACTTAAACTTGTTAAGTTGCTTAAAAGTAAAATTGTTGAAGTTACTAATAAAGAAATGGAATTGTTTAAGGCTTTTAAAGAAGCTAGTAAAACTAATCCTACTTTAACTTATGAAGAATTTTTAAAGCAATAATATTATGGTTGAAATTGGTAATGTAAAAGAGGTTATTAAAGATTATATTGTTAAACAATTAATATCTATGGGTGAGAGTTCTCCTGCTATAAGACTTCTAACTCCTTTAGCTAAAAGAGCTATTACTAATAATATTGATAGTTTTGATAAGTTTTTAAACCTATTGCAGATAAAGATGGCATGATTGATATTGAAGGTATATTTGATGAAGAAATGGAAGTTATTAATAATATTGATAATTTTGATTTTGATATACCTTTTATTGGTGGCGGTAATATTTCTAAAGGTATTATATCTCTTGAAGTTCCTTATGTGAATAAAATTGTTGCTCTTAATCAAACTGATTTAGAAGTTTTAAAAGAATCATTAATCAGTTTAAAAACAAAGTAATATTATGAGAGAAATGCCTTACATTCAACCTTACCATGTTGGTAATCGTCGTGGCGGTAATCAAAATATTCTTGATGAATTTCGTGATGCACGTGGAGGACGAGGTGGTCGTGGTGGTAGAGGTGGCATGAGAAATCGTATTGGCTATGATACTTACGATACTTATGGTCGCTCTGCTAATAAAAATGACCGAGAAGAAAAGATTTTAACTATGCTTATGAGCGGTAGATATAATGACGATGGCTATCATTTTAATGAGTATGAAGCTAAAGAAGTTGTAGAACAAATGTATCATGTTAAAGACAATAAGAAATATATTGGTGAAAAATATGATATGAATAAAGCTCATGAGATTTGTGAACGCTATAAAGAAGTATTGCCTAATGATGTTGAACCTTGCGATGTTTATGTTGCAATTAATGCTCAATATCACGATTATTGTAAATTATTCGATAGTTGGTTTGGTGGTAATATAGACAATAAAGTGTTTGAAAGTGCTATTACATTTTGGTTTAAAGATGTTGATTTTGATGGTGATAAAGTGTGGGAATATTTCCACATGAATAACTAATCATTATTGTAAAACTGTAAAAGGGAATTATCTTCGGATAGTTCCCTTTTTTATTTATCTAAATTTTAGTATGGACAAATTTATTGATGTAATTGTAGATGGAATCCTTAGTAATTTTGATTTTGGATTTATGTTTATTGTTAATGTTCTAACTTATATTATTATTAAAACTATTGATTACTTTAACGGCGATAATAAAGTTCCTACTTGGCAAAAACGATGTGTATTAGTTATAAGTATTGCTGCTATGGCTGGTATTTATATTGCTGCTGGCTATGATAATACTATTATGCTTGTTAATAGTGCTATTCTTGCTCCTGTGTTTTGGAGTTGGGTTGTTAGTCCTATTCTAAAGAAACTTGGAGTTGGCTATAAAGATATTGATAATACTATTGGTTAAGATTGTATGAGATTGATTAGCTAGGTTTGATTGACTAATTCAAGCCTGCTCCATCCTCTACGGGGAGTATAGCTTGCCAAATTTGGCTAGTTTTAAACCTAGCTGATTAACTATGCACGATTGAATAAAAGTCTTACTATAAGCCTAAAAAGTGGCTCTATTGATGTACATAAATATTTACAATATTAAATTTCAAAATAATAAAGCTATGAGAGTTATTAAGACTAAACATTTTCCTTTTGGTGGATATAAAGCTATTAATATTTTTGGTATTATATTTACTAAAGGAGAATTAAGTAAAAAAGAGCTTAATCATGAAGCTATTCATACAGAACAAATGAAAGAGATGTTATACATATTCTTCTATTTGTGGTATGGAATAGAATATCTTATTATAAGATGCTTTCATGTTAAACAGCATGATGCTTATAAAGATATAAGTTTTGAAGAAGAAGCATATAATAATGATGATAATATTGATTATATTAGTAAACGTAAACATTATACTTGGACTAAATATCTAGGTATTAATAGTTCTAAAACTGCTTAATTAAAAAAAATGTTAATAATATTGTTAAACTACTTGTTATTAATAATATAATTTATATTTGTAACAAACTAAATTCTAAAGATATGGAAGATGATAAAAGAGTTAATTATAAGTTAGATGCTATTAATAAACTTATTAATAATCTTAAACTTAGTATTTCTGGTAATAAAGAACATGATGAGCTTGAAGAAAATAATGTTATAGTTAATCTTGATGAGATTAGTCAAAAGATTACTGAATTACATGAAATGGTTAAAGCTGAATTTGATGAGTTTGAAAATCAACATAAAAGTGAATCAGATGAAACTCAAACTCTTCTTAATAATCGTTTTGATAAAATTGATGCTAAATTAGATAGTATTAAAGCTGCTGTTGATAGTATGAAAACTACTATTGGTAATAAACTTGATACTGTTAATTCTACTATTAATAAAGCAAATACAGATATAGTTGCTGCGATTAATGCTATGAAAGCTAGTAATGATACTAAAAACGATGCTATAATTACTGCTCTTCAAGGACTTGTAACTCAAGTTAATCGAAATACTAGTAATATTAATTCTCTTAACGGTCGAGTTGATGCTCTAGAACAAGCTTAACATGAATTTTAATTTAGTAGAGATGTATAATGGCTTGTTAAGATTCAACAAGCATATACTAAATGAACTTGCAGAAGGACTTAAACATTTACCTAATTTAGATGGAGTATCTAAAGGAGATAGTTTAATTATTAATGAACAAGGCAATCCTACTTGGGGTTCTTCTGCATTTATTCCTACTTTTGAAAATGCTGCTTATGGTATAGAATGGACTAAAAATGATAGTGATGTAATTAGAATTGGTAATGCTAAATTTCATAGAGAACTTCCTATCCAAAATAGACTTAAAGGTTGTGTCTATAATGAAAAGAAAATCAGTTATTTCCTTAATCCTACGGGTTGGGCTAAACCTCTTGAAAATGGTTTTGTTCCTCCTCTTGATGGAAGTGATGGCGATGTTGGGGTAAGAGTTCCAGAGTTTTATATATGCGTTAAAGATACTGGTACTAAATATCAACTTTGGATAAGTGATTTTAATATTGATGGAACATTTACTAGAGTTCATCCTTTTATTATAAGTCATACTAAAACTATGACTAGAACTAGAGAAGATGGTAAAGAAGAAGTATTTAGTGCTTGTATTAAACCTGATGATACCAGATATTTAGGAGGAAATAAAAGTTCTTCTGTTGTTGCTATTAAATTACAAGGTAGACCTAGAACTGGAATTAGTTATGATAAAGCTAATGAATTTTGTATTAATCGTGGCGATTGGATTACAATGATTGATTATCTTGAATATTGTGCTTTACAAGCTCTTTGTTATATTGAGTATGCTAATTTTGATAGTCAAGTTGCGCTTAATACTAATTTAACTAGTGAAGGATTTAAACAAGGTGGACTTGGTGCTGGTGTTACTAATTTAGAATCGAATAGATGGTCAAGATTTAATGGTAACAATCCTATAGTTCAAACTTATTGGAGTGCTGAACATAATATAGGTAATGGTAATACAAATGTCGACCATTATGAATTATCAGCATATAATGATGATGGAAGTAATTTTTCTACTTATCCTGTTTTTTATCATGGTATTCATTTATTTGGAGATATATGGTCATTTGTTAGAGATGTAGTTATTATCAACAAAGATACTGATTATAATTCTGTATATCTTCTTAAAAAAGGTGTTGCTCATGCTGATGTTACAGTAGATAATGTTGATGAAAAATGTTATTTTATTGGTTATCAAGCTAATATTAATAATTATATTACAGAATTTGATTTACAAAGAGGTCCTTATTTTGTTCCTAATCTAGTTGGAACTAATAAGAAATTTGATTATAATTATATTCGTAGTAATAATGGACAAGACACAGATAAATCTGTTCGTATGCTGCTGGTTGGCGGTAGCGCTCATTCCGGTTCTGAAGCTGGCTCTGGTGACTTTCATTCTTCTTGGGCTCGGTCGGATTTTGGTGCTAATGTCGGCTTCTTTACTACAGTTAAACTTGATTAAATATGTCCACGTGGAACTGTTGCTAGGAATAGTTGGTTAATTAATTTGTTTTCTGTTTTTGTTTTTCTCGATACTACTCCTGCAACAGTTTATTATAATATTAAATATAATAAACTTAAAACATAATATATTATGACTAAAGATAAACTTAAAGATGATGTTATTAGAACTATATGCTGTTTAAATAGTGATATATCTAATAAAGATAGAGAACTTCTAATTAAATTGTTTAATTCTATTATAGATTATACTAATAATACTGAACTTGAACAAGAAATTGGTCAACTTCAACAAAAATATAATGAATTAACTGGAGATATTAATGAAGTAGAAAAATTAGCTAATGATGTAAGAACTAAACATAATTCTTTATATACTGATGTTAATAATACTCTTAAACCTAAAATAAATAGTATTAATGATAGAGTAACTGCATTAGAAAACGCAAGTCAATCTTAATATGGCTAGTCTTAATCAATTAGTTAGTGAATTTGCTCATGCTGTTGGCAATCCTAATAGTATTCCTCTTAGACGTAATCTTCGATACGCTATTCTTCATGGTCGTAATGAACTAATTCGTAAAAGTTATGAAAATCATAAATATGTTGATAAAGGTTTGCAACAACGTATTCGTGTTTCTATTATTAATGTTCCTGATGGTGACTTATATAATAGTCAAACTCTTGGGCTTCCTGCAATTAAACGTACTAAACAAGAAGTTCCAAAACCAGTTAGACTTATTAATAACTTACCTTTCCAATCAATTAGAACTACCGGACATACTGGGATAGAAATACCATTTGCAAAAGAAGCTAGTGCTAAGTTTTATCATTATCTTGCAGGTATGTGTAATCTTCCTGTTTATGATTATATTAATGGTTATATTTATTTCTTTAGTAATAATAAAGATTGGTTTCAAAATATAGGTTCTATTATTATTGAATCTCCATTTGAAATTCCTTATCTTGTTCCTACCGAAACTGTTGAAAAAGCTAAAGATGTAAATTATGACCCTATTGATGATGAAGCTAAATACGATGATGATGAATTTCTTATTCCTGAAGATATGATTGGAGCTCTTAAAGAGATTGTATTTAAACGTAATCTTATTGAAGTTCCTCGTCAAACAAATGAAACTCCTATTGATAATTTTGTAACTAGATAAATTATGATTAAAGATATAGATATTAGTCATTATTATAAAAAGTTTATTGAAACTTCTAATGACGATATGGCAAAATATAATAAAGAACTTGAACTTATAAATAAGATGAAAGCTGATTGTCGTGCTTATATTAAAAGTAAAAATCAAGTTATTAAAGATGATTTAAAAATTAATCTTAATGAATATGGGTTTCAATTTCTTAATGATAATGTTGAATTAATTAATAAGTTAGAGCAATTAATTAATAATCAACTTAGTTATACAGTTGGAGAAAGACGTATTGTTCTTCTCCAACTTTTGCGTTATTGTAACTTAGCTAAAAAAGCAAACGATTATATTATTGCTCTTAAACTTGCTACAAGACGTTCTGAATTAAGTCTTTCTGATTATAAAAAGTACATTCATAGGTATTATAGTTATGGTGTTCATAAATGTGTTCTTGAAGGTTATGCTTATCACTTTAAATATGAAATTGGTGATTTAGTTATTAATTTCTGGAGATATAGAGATAAACCTAGAGATACTTATGTTGATTGGAACGCTACTAGACTTAAGAAACAAGAAATTATTAATGCTGGTCTTAAACCTTATGATAAAGAAGAAGCAGAAATATATAAAATTCGTGGACTTAAATATGATGGTATTCCTTATGTAGTTTATAAAACTAATAAAGAGTTTTATGAAATACAACTTATTAATAACGGAACTCATAGTTATAGTGCTATTAAATTTAAGTATGCTAATTATATTAATAGAGAACTTAGAGGTAAAGATGCTAAGCAACTTAATTCTGAATGTAAAACTGTTGATGATATTTTTAATCTTAAATTAGGATTAAGAAGTAAACTTCTTGTTTATCTTGAACGAGAACCTAATGCTCCATTTAAATATATTAGAAATGTTAATCAACAAAAGTATGAACGTGGAGCACATAATAATGGTAATAAAACTAGATATAGTTATAAATAAAGTAATGTAGTTGAACGTTCCGCTTCGCTCCACTCAACTCCCCGTGGAGGATGGAGATACATCTTGAACTAATTCTAGCTAATACTAATCATACTCATCCTCCACGGGGAGTATCCACTAATGATTTTGCTAATCTTTTTAATGCTGAACTTATTAATATTGCTATTGTATGTATATATATAAGATAGGGTTAACATTTATTAATCGCTGATACTCAATAAGTTAGAAGAAAAAATAAAAAAAAGTTACGCCACCCATGGCGTGTTTAACACTTATTTTAACTAAAATATCGCCACCGGAGGTCGAATTTTCGTTATATTGATAAAGTTACTAATCATTAAACAAATAAAGGTATGCCTGAATTTAATTTTAAAAGTCCTGTTGTTACTCGTAAAGTTCGTGAAACGGAAATTATTCTTGAAGAAGTAATTCCTAGTCCATTTTTTGTTGAAAAAGAACTTAAAGATATTAATATTGTTGAAGCTGAAGCTTCTAGAATAAAAATTATTCAAAGTTTTTATGAACGTAGAGGATATGCTCAAATAAGTACTGATTTACTAAATTATATTACTAATAACGCAAAAAGTGTAGTTATTGTTAAACTGATTTGTTATATTGCTAAAACTATTAAGTTTAATTCTAATAAAATTATACTTAAAGAAAATGATGAAACTAAGAAGATTTGTTCATTTATTCATCTTCATAGATATATTAAAGAACTTGAGATAAATAATATAATTCGTAGAACTACTAAACAGTCTGTTTATGTTGTTAATCATGAAATGATATTTAAAGGTAGTTATTCTGATTTTATTAAAGTTTATCTTGACATATATAAAGAAATTGGTATTATGCTTGATGCTGATGGTAGAGTTATTCTTGATAAATCTATAAATTATGGCAAACAATAAAACTATTACAATAGAGCATATTATTGCTAAACTTGATAATGATTTCAATCCTGATGGAAGTGATTGGATTCCTAGAGTTCCTGCTTGGTGTGTTGATGCTATGAATGAACTTAAAGTTCTTCGTAAAGTTGATAAGAAAATGAAACTAACCGTCATTAATAAGATAGCTAAAAGTAAATGTTGTCTTATTGATGACGGTCTTAAAGTATATGATAGTAATGGTTGTGAAGTACCTAGAACTGATACTAGTAAATATAGATGTGGTGATACTGAATCTGTTCCATCCTCTACGGGGGGTCAAGCGGAGGACGAAAGTCCGGAGCGTGCTACTAATAAAGACTATCTTGGTATGCCCGATGATTGTTGTCCTAATGGTTCTAGAACTAGAGAAGTTATTGATACTGGTAAAGTAGGATGTAATCCTGTTGTTTATACAGTTCATAATAATACTGAATGTCCAAGATGTCAGCATGAAGTTCATTCTCATTGTCAGACCACCCGTGGAGGCTATGATAAGTCAAATCATAATTATATTCTTATTGGAGGTAATACTATTGAACTTAATTTTAATGATACTTGTATAACAGTTGTTTATAAAGATATTGAAACTCAATATAGTGATAATTATCATTGTGAAATTCCTGTTATACCTGCTAACGGTAAATTAATTCAAGGTCTTACTTATTATTGTATGGCTCGTATGCTTATGAGAGGATATAAACATCCTGTATTTAATCTTTCTGCTAGTCAATATGGAACTAATCCTTTCTATCTATGGGAAAGTATGAAGAAAGATATTAAGACTAGTATTCTATTAGATGAACAAAGTGATGATGATAGTGGTTGGAATGAGTTCTTTTATAACTTTACTTTTCCTAAATAATTATGAATATACAAAAGAAACTTAGTCTTAATAAACATCCTGGAGATTGTGTTCCTTATTCTTTAGTTGCTGCTAAAAATATTAAGATAAGTAATGACGATAGGATGATTGTTAATGAAGAAGGACTTGAAGATTGTAGCATAATTGCTAATAGTATTCATGAAGACGGTATTAATAATTTTAAAATAGTTGGTGTTATTCCTACTAGTACTGAACTTATTTTATTTGTTATTAATGTAGATAATAATGAATCTTATATTTATAGATATAATGAAGAATCTTCTAGTTGTTATAGAGTAAATAGTAATTGGAAATATAATGGTGGTAAGATTAAAGGAACATATACATATAATGTTAAAAATCATCTTATAATTGCTGTTGCTGAAAGCGATGCCTCTATTGATGTTCCTCTTAAAACTATTAATATTGATTTAGATTCTGGAAGTCCTGATACTGAAATGTCTATTATTCCTCAAGTAACTTTACCCACAGTTAGTAATTTAAATTATGTTAGTGGAGCTGCTTATAAAGGATTTTATTTTATGTTTATTAGATATAAAATAGATAAGACTAATTATACTAAATGGTATAGTATTGGATTTCCTATTTTTAATGATGTTATAATTCCACAAGTTATTAATAAAGTTTGTTTTCGTAAAGAGTTTGTTTATGACCCTAAAGATGACCCTAATGGATATTGCTATGGAAATAGTGATTCTTTTAGTGATTCTAAAGATATATGTAATCAAACTTTTGAAGTAAGTATTACTGGTGGTCGTTCAGGACTTTATCAATTAGGACTTATTATATGTAAAAAAGATAGTACGCAAGCTTTTAGAACTGATGATTTAAATAGTAATATTTTTAAGTTTAGTAGAGATGTACTTGTGGAATATAATATAGCAGATTTAACTACTGATTATTATAATTATTATAATGTTGGTAACATTATTAATTATAAAAATAGAATATATATTGCTAATTATGATGAAAAAAGTGATAATGATAATAGAACTTTGAGTGATGGTAAAACATTAGAAGAATCTGTTAATGATATTGTTATTAAACTTAGAAATAAATCTGTTAATGCTTATTATAACAGTTATAATGTTGTACATGCAGTTAGTGAAAAAGGACCTTATTTTAAAATGGCTAGTCTTGGATTTACTGGAACTGTAGATTATGAAATAGCTGATTATACTAAACTATTTAATAATAATCAATATCCTTTTCGTACTTTTAAAACTCTTCTTAATGAAACTGTTATTCAAGGTATTGCTGCTCATGAATATTTAAAAGTTAATTATAATACTGTAATAAAAGTAGGTTCTAAAGGCGGAGCTAATATTAAAGAATATTTAGCATGTAATTGTTTTATTATTCCTACTAGTTATAAGTATGAAAATAATATATCTAGTTATAGTTTACCTAGTGAAGTTAAAATTGTTTGTTATACTTATAATGGTGTTGGATTTACAGAAGATGCTGTATTTACTAGCGGAGTTATAATATTTGGAACTGCTCAATTTGATATTGATAATTGTAAAATGAGAATTACTCATAGTGTAATTGATACTTCTTATGATTTTAATGAACGTAAAAAGAATGATACTCTTATTCCTGGAGAAGTATATAATTTCTTTATTCATTTTGTTGATAAGTATGGTGATGCTAGTAGAGGATATAAATTATCTAATAAAGATAAATATATAAATGATGTTATAAATGATAATTCTCATTGTACTATAATAACTGTTGATTGGATTAATGGTACTGCTGGTACTATTCCTTATTGGGTTGTAATTAGTGGAACTATTCCAATATCTAGTATTAGTTCTAATGTTAAACAATATATTGCTGATAGTAAAATTGTAGTTTATACTGCTGAACCTATTAATAATCCTTCAACTAATATTTTACTTAATAGTGCTGGCGAATTAGAAGCAACTAATAGAGATGATTTATATACTCTTATTTCTAATTATTTTATAGACTATCAAGATAAAGATAAATATAATGATTTATATGTTTATCAAGTTATAAATAGTGGTAGCTATACTCCAACTAGTAATCAAATTATTTATGGCAATTATGATAATGAAGCTAAATTTGGTTATTATGAAAATATTAATGGTGATGAACTATTTAGAATACCAGATTTAATATTTAAATCTGAATCTATTGGCGGAGAACATACTAGAGGTTTTGTATATAATATGAATGATACCTTTAATAAGTTCTATATTAATGTTAATATTGATAATAATCTTTGGAATAAAATAAAAGAATTAGGTTATGTTGGTTGGTTTGTTAGTTATGAAAAAGTAGAACCTATTACTAGATATACAGGATTATTAACTAGAAAAGATTTTGCTAATATAGCTAGTAATGTTACATGGCAAGAATCTAATTATGCTGCTAAGCCAGGTTTTGTTTCTAATAATTATACTAGTGATAAATGTTATCTATATAGTGGTAGATTTGACATTGATGATACTATTAAATATGATTTTAATATAATTCGTATTGATGGTAAATGTACATTTGAACCGTTTAGAGAAAAATCTGATGTTGTTGATATGGTTGTTAATACTACTTATCCATATAGTTATAATATGCCTGTTATAGGAGTAATAAGTAGAAATGTATATAAACCTATTAATAATTATAAATTAGTAGTAGCTGATAGTATCGCAGATGATAGAGCTGGAAAAGGTACAGCATTAGAAATGGATGATTATAAAGAACTTTCTTTAGATGCTGAAACTATGTTTCTTGCTACTGTTCTTAATTGTACTAGAAATATTTATATTAATAAAGAAAAAGAACTTATAAGACTTAATGATGTTCGTTATTCTAGTGGAACATATTCTATTGAACATGGATATAATGGTAGAATGACATATGATGGAGTATTAGTATATAATGATAATAGAGTTATTATGAATGAAGGAGATTATAGATTATATTCACCTGATAATACTCCTTATTATTATATTGATGGTACACATCCTTGTTGGTTTGATAAACCTTTTGTTGAATATATTCAATTTCCTCTTTATAGCGATAAGTTCTTTGAAAGTAAATGTTTTAATAATAAACCTAGTAAAATAGCATTTAGTATTAAAGAAGAAACTGATACAAAAAGTGTTGCATTTGGTACGTTTGTAGAACCTAAAAATAGTGTTGATTTATTTAAAGACCCTATTGGTAATGTTGACCAATTTGTTCCTAAGTTATTAACTCAATATCGTAATGATATTATTAATATTACTCGTTTTGATAAAACTATAAGACGTAGTAATATTATTCAAGATGAAAGTGAAGTTAATGCTTGGAGAGTATTTCCTATTGAAGGTTATAAAAATATTACTGAAAATAAAGGAATAATTACTAATCTTGTTGGTATTGGATATTATCTATTAGTACATACTCAACATAGTATGTTTATGTTTGATATCAGTGCTGCACTTAAAACTAGAGATGAAAATGTACAACTTTATCAACCTGATGCTTTTGAAGTTGATTATAAAGAAGTCTTTACTAGCGATAAAGGATATGGTGGATTGCAAGATGATTTAGCATATATAGTTGGAGAATTTGGTTATATATTCTATAATAATGATTTTCATGCTCTTTATCAATTTGATGATGGACAACTTAAATTAATGTATGAAGATATAAAGTTATGGTTAGATAAGTATCGTCCTAATAATGTTAGATTTGCTCATGATAAATATAATAATCGTATTTTAATTAAGTTTGATTATACATATAATAATATAAATCCTGTTAGCAAAGCTATTATTGAAGAAGTTCATAATGAAGTAATAAGTTTTAATTATAAAGTTGGTAACTTTATTAGTTTACATGATTATTACTTTAATAATGCTTGGTCAACTAAAACTAAATGTTATTTTCAAACTGAACATAATAATGATAGACTTAATTGTCCTCTTCATGTGTTTACTAATGAATATAATTATGGTAGATTTAATACTCATATGGGAGATGATAGTAATAGTCTTTATATGATTTCAAGACAAGAAGTTGGTGAAGAACCAGAACTTGTTTATAATAGTTATATTGATATTATTATTAATGAATCTTATGAACTTATTAAGTTTCTTGAATTTATTAAATATAAAGTACGCAAAATATATATTCCTTTCTATAGTGATAATACTAATAATCCTGTAGATTTAAGAGAACATCCTTATGCTGGAGATATACTTCGTATATTTAATGAAGATAATGATACTGATGATATTGATATTAATATTGATAAACTTAATAAGTTTAATGCTTATAAAAAACCTTGGTATGAACTAACTCAATATAACTTTAATTATTTTCGTAATACTATTAATAAACATCCTAATTCTCCAAGTGATAAACTTCGTAGAGTTTATGGTAATTATTTTATAGTTCGTTTCATATTTAATAATACAGATAATAAGCGCATTGAATTTGAAAGTCTTGAATGTGCTCAAACCCAATTTAGAAAATTATGATACAGTACAAAGATAGACAAAGACAAAAAGCATTTATTGGTGCTATTATTGGTGCTGCTGCTAGTATAGCTGGTGGTATAATTAAAGGTAATAAACAAAAGAAAGCTCAAGAAAAGGCTCAAGCAGAAGCTCAAGCTGCACAAGACCATAAAGATGCTTTACAAAATGCTCAAGCTTTAACTAGTGCTTATTCTAATCAAGATTATGTTAATCAATATAATGATAAACTTACCCTTAAATGTGGTGGAAGAATTAGACGTAAAGCTAATTTTGGTACAGAACTTGTTCAAGCTCTTCCTGGTTTGGGAAGTCTTGCAAGTTCTGTTACTGGTGTAGAAGGACTTGATAAATTAGGTGCTACTATAGGGCAAGGCATTAATGCTAATCAACAAATTAATGAAAATAAACGTATTGCTCAAGAAGCTGAGAAACGTAAGCAACTTCAATCAGGTCAACAACAACTTAATATTACTTCTAATGCAATGACTAATCCAATGACTATGTATCAACGTTCTAGCTTTATTAATAAATATAAATGCGGTGGACGTAGAAAAGCTTGGATTGGTGCTGCCATTGGAGCTGCTGGAAGTCTAATTGGTGGTATGCTTGGAAACAAAGGTAAAGAACCTATTCAAGTTAAACAAGACGAACAATCTGTTTATAGTGCTCCTAAAACTGGTCTTGAACGTCCTGAATGGATTACTAATGGTATTAATCAACAGTCTGTTATGCCTCCATCGGTTTACAGAGATAGACTGAAAACATATCGGTATGGCGGACGTAGACGTTAATCTTTTGCCCTCTGTTGGATTATTACATATAAGTATGAACTATTAATCGAATTATATGTTATCGTTCAACAGAGAGCCTTAAAATCAATAAAATATTAATTTCTCATTATATTATATAACAATGCCTAGAAAAAATAAAACTATTCATATAAGTGACATGCCTAGTGAATTTAAAGGTACAGTTACTAAAGATGGCAGATTTATTAAAAGTGGTATTCCTCCACTTGGTGGAGTTTATGATAAAGTAGCTAAAACTACCGGATTAATAAGACTTGGTAATGAATTTCTTTATAATGGTATTAATAATTTAATACCTAGAAATGATAGAGAACAATTAATGGATAATACTGCCGGTAGACTTGTTGATTATGTTAAGAATTTTAATAAAGAATCTTTTCCTAATGATGAAGACCTTGGACCAACTTTTCCATTTAATATTATTCAAACTCCTAGAACTAATGGAAGAAATATCCCACAAAAACAATATGCTACTGGTGGAAAAGTTCCTAATGTAGTTGATGGTGGTATTGCTCATCCTCTTGGTAATAATTTCTTTTATATGAATGGAAGAAAACATAGTCAAGGTGGTATTGATATTGGTCCTAGTGATAAAACTGGTATTGAAGTAGAAGATGGTGAAATTGTAGAAACTAATGGTGATGAACTTAAAGTTTATTCTGCTCAACCAATTATTAACGGAGTTAGTCCTGCTAAATTAGTTATGGGTGGAGCTAATCCTAATAAAGTATTTAAAGCTCAAGAAGATTTTAAAGATAGAAATAAAATTAATGATGATGGTACTATAAAAGCTATGGGTGGTTTAAGCAGAGATAAAGATTATGGTTCTAAAAAGAAACCTTATCCTAGTGTAGCTAAAAAAGATTTTGCTGGAGGACATAGAAGTTATCCTATTCCTACTAAAGCTGATGCTATTGATGCTTTAAGATTAGCTGGATTACATGGTAGAAGTGATGTTAAAGCTAAAGTTTATAATAAATATCCTGAACTTAGAAAGAAAGGTAGTAATGGATTAATTATTAGTATTAGTGGTAATGTTAAGAATGGATTACTTCATTCTCCATCCTCTACGGGGGGTCGGCACGACAAACTTAGAGATGGTGGAAAGCGTATTAATCGTCATGGTAGAACTTGGGAATATGATGAAGATAATGGATATTATATTCCAATAACTGATAGAACTATTACTAGAACAAGTCCATATCCTATTGATAGATCTGCTAGAGGTGAAACTGTTTCTGGTTCTGAATATACATTTAGAAATGGAAGATGGCATAAAAATAAATCTAATACTTTTAATGATAATCCTACTAAAAATTCTAAAGTAGATAATGGAAATCGTCGTCCTCAATATTATGCAGAACGTGAACTTCCTTTATTTAATGATGGACCTGCTATTACTAGTGGTCTTGTTAAAGCTGGTTGGAGTCATGGTAATAATAAAAATATAACTGTTGATAATACTAATATTCCAAATTTGCCTGCTACTAAATCTAAAGGGAATACCCCCCGTAGAGGAAGGAATAAGTCAAGTCAATCAGTTCAATCTAGTTCTACTAAAACTCCTCCTACTGCTACTTATAATCGTAATCTTCCTACTATAGAAGCTAGTATTCCTACTACTTTACCTGTTTCTACTAGTGTTCCTGTTAAACAATCTAGTCAATCTGATGGTAAAGGTCAAGGTAAATTTAAAAACATTACTACTGCTGATTGGATAGGTCTTGGTAGTAATATTGCTGGAGGATTAGGTAGTTATTTTGCAAGTAAACGAGCTATTAATAAAATGAGAGGTCCTGGCAGACCTACTCTTATTAGTGCTAATAAACTTAAAACTAAATATAATATTAATCCTCAACTTGATAGAATTAGAGAAGATAAATTTGAAGCTTATCGTGATATTGATTCTAATACTGCTAGTAGTCGTGTAGGTTTAGCTCGTAAACAAAGAGTTCGTAATGCTGCTGGTCAAGCTGTTAATCAACTTTATGGTGAAAAAGAAAATATTGAAACTAATCTTATTAATCAAGATAGACGTAATCAACAAAGTGTACGTCAATTTAATGCTCAACAATACAATCAATATATAGATAGAAAAACAGCATTTGATAATGGTATTAGAGAAGCTAAACTTACTAATGTAAATAATTTATTTACTGGAATTAATGCTGGTATTCAAGATATGATTAGTAGATATGAAAATCGTAAAGCTTTAAATAATACTATTGGTGCTATGAGAGCATCTGCTCCTAATGTTGATGATAGAATAATGAGAGATGCTGGAGTTGATTATGATGAATTTGTAATTCGTAAACGTAGAAAACTTGGAGGAAAATAACTATGCCTATAAATTTTTATACTCCTACTTTTAGACAACAAGTTAATCCTATTGACTTAAATGTTTTAGCTAAAACTTATAATACTCTTGAACAAGGACATCAACAAGCTATTCAAACTAAATCTCAAATTGATGCTCAACTTGCTCAATTAGATTTAAATGAAGCTGAAGATGCTTGGCGTCAAGAACAACTTAATAAAGTTCGAAATGCTCTTACAGAGAATATGCAATATGGAAATGCTTATTCTAGTCTTGATGATATAGTTGGTACTTATGGAGATATAACTTCTAGTCCTGGAATGATTGGTCGTTTACGTGCTCAACAAGATTATAAGACTTATATGAATAATCTTGATAAACGTAATGATTTATCCGAAGATTATAAAAATTATTATCGTGCTGTTAATAAGTATAACTATCAAGATATAACTGATAAGAATGGTAATGTTGTTGGTGGAACTAAATGGACTCCTACAGATAGAGAAGTTTCTGAAGTTCCTATGAATCAAATACTTAATCAAGCATTACAATGGGCTGCTAAAGAACAAGGCGGTGGTAGTCAAACTAGATGGCTTGATGCTAGTGGTAAAGTTACTGACGATATTACTAAATCAGTTACAGGAGAGATTTATTCTCATAGTAAAGGTCAATGGCAAAGATTAAGTAAAGCTAAACTTGCTGAAGCTGTTAAAGCTGTTATAGAAAATACTCCTGGTGCTAAAGCTAGTCTTGACCAAGATTATAAGATTGCTAAATGGAAGTATGACCAAAATGGAAGTAATCCTGATATAACAGATAAAAATGGTATTCTTCTTACTCCTGAACAATATCTTGCTAAACGTATTGACCCTTTCTATAATGCTGCTACTTTTTATAATCAAACTAGTGATACTACATATGGTGCTGCATGGAAAGCTCAATTAGCATTAGCTCAGAAAACTGCTGCTAATAATACTCAAAGAAAACAAGCTATTGATAATTTAACTTATAAAGGTACTCCTGTTCGTATTGATAATTTTATGCCTGCACAAGCTCAAGCTGAAATTACTAGTAATAGACAATCAATAGCTGGATTACTTAGTAAATATAATCCTGATATTAATATTAATTTAAGTACTGCCAATCCAGATGATATTAGAACTAGTATCATGACTAATATTACTAATCCATCTGATAGAGCCTATGCTTTAAGTTATCTTAATGATATTATTGATAATCAAGAATATATTAATAATCTTAAAGTTGGTAAATCTCAAGATAGTATTGATGGATTTGATACATATAATTCTATTATTAGTTTAAGTGATTTACCTAGTAATAAATATTCAGATAGATATAGTAAATATGTTAATCAAATATTTGGAGATAGTTCTGCTATTAGACAATACTTTAATAATGATGATGTTTATAATTCATTTATTAATGCTCTTGGTGGAGAGAAAAAAGCTGCTAGTCTTGGAATAAGATTTGGTTCTGATGGTAATGGTTATAGATATGCTGAATTACCTAAAGATTATCATAAATCTATTTATAGTTTTGGTAAAGCGGTTAAAGAAGCTGAAGATACTAGAAATCCTTTAAATGCTTTTCTTAATTCTGCTAAGACTAGATTCTTTGGATATGGTGATAAATTTGTTAGAGTTGATTCTAATGGTGAAGAACATCACGCTGGATTACCAACAGGTAATAAAGAACCTTATATTGGTTTAATTGATTATGTTGATTCTCTTAAATCTAAAAATGATGCTGTTCTTGATGGTGGTCAAATAACTTCTTCTACTATTGGTATTAGTGCTTTAACTCCAGAATTAGCTGAAATTAACTTTATGATGAACGCTAATCCTGAAGAAGCTAGTAAACTTTCAGCTTATAAAAAGAATAAAGAAGAACAAGCTATGATGGCTATTCGTAGCGGTATTGATTTAACTCAAGGAGAAGCTTATATTACTAGCGAAAATGGAGTATTTGAATCTATGACTTCTGAAGATAGAAAAGCTTATACAGCTTATCTTAGAAGTGCTAAAGAAAATGAAATTACTCCTACTATTGTTCGTGACCCAAAAACTGGGGATGTTGGAGTTCAAATTAATATTGCAGGTTACTATGATACAGAAGGTAAACTTAAAAGAGAACCTATTACTTTACTTGTAGGTAGTGGCGCTATTGATAGTTCTATTATTCAATCTTGGAATCAAGATACTAGTTGGAGAGCTGCCGGTAAAGTAGAAAATTACTATAATGCTAATAGACCTATTTCTCTTACTAATAATGCTGCATTTACTGGAATTGATAAATTTAAATTAGTACCCAATGGTGGAGGTTTTAATTTAATTAATTCTACTAATAATCAAACTATTGGTTTAGTAAGTAAAGAAAATGCTGTTGATATTGTAGATAATTTATCTCAATGGGAACAAACTGTAACTGCTGTTAAAGCTGGAATGACAGTAGATGAAAATGCTGTTAAAGCTATTCAACAAAATGTTGCTACTAAACTTGCTCAACTTAGTGGCAGTTCAGACCCTTATGTTATTCAATATTACTATGATGAATTAACTAATAATCTATATTAATATGGATGTATTAAAGTTTCTACAAGGTGGTAATCAAACACCTAATCCTGAATATAATCCTAAAACTAAAAAGGGGGCTATACAGCCTCCTACTTTAGTTGATTACAACCCTGGCGCTTCTATTAGTGACCAGGGTCGTAGTCGTTTATTTAGTCGTATTGCTGGACAATCATATAATCTTAACCAATATGATATAGACAAATATGCTCCTTATGATGTTTATGTTAATCCTGTTGATGACCCAGAAAAACTTGATAAAGAACGTGCTGTTAATCAAAGTAATTGGGAACAAGGATTAAGAATGATTGGACAGATTGGTAATGAGATTACTGTTGGTACAGCTATTGGTTTTGCAGATTTAGCTGATGCTTTCTATAATATGGTTAGTGATAGTCCTAATGATTATCAATCTGAAATAAGTTCTGAACTTGAATCTTTAAAAGAATCTATTAATGAGCGTTTAGCTATATATAGAGAAAATCCCAATGCTGCTTTTGATATTGGAGATTTTGCTTGGTGGGCTAGCAATGCTCCTAGTATAGCTAGTTCTTTAACTCTTATGGTTCCTAGTACTGGTCTTGCTAAAGGTGTTTCTTTATTAGGTAAAGGTATAAAGTTTAATAAATTAGCTAATAAAATAGCTAATGCTATTAATATGACTCAAAAGAGTAGAGCCATTACTGGTAGAATAGCAGAAGCTACTGCTATTGGAGTTCCTTCTCGTTATCTTGAAAATTATCAAGAAGCTAGACAAACATATCAAGATATTGAAGATTATTCTAAAACTCAACTTGCTAATATGAATGATAAACAAAGAAAAGAGTTTTATAATAATAATCCTAAATATAAAGATATGACTGATGAAGAAGTAGCTAAAGATATTGCTAAAAATAGTGCTGATATTACTTTTGCTGAAGATTGGGCTAATGTTCTTTTTGATGTATGGCAAGTTTATAGTTTAAAAAACTTATGGAAAAATGCTTTAAGTGGTAATACAACTAGTTCTAGACTTAGAAATTTAAATACTGCATTTAATAGTAATATTGATGATGCTGCTGCAATTACTAACGCTTTAAGTAATAAAACGACTAAACAAGCAATTACTAGTACATTAAAAAATGTAGGTGATGATATTCTTCATGGTGCTAGAGCTGAATGGACAGAAGGAATTGAAGAAGCTATTAATTATATAGCTAGTCAAGATGGTTTATATAATGGCAAAAAAGTATTTGATAAAGATATTCCTCAACAAACTATTAAAGATTATCTTCAAGACCCAATGTTATGGGAACAAGCATTTTGGGGTGCTCTTGGTGGTGTTACTTTTAGTAGTGTTATGAATAAAGCTGGAGAGTTTATTAATAAACGTCTTGATAAAGATTGGACTTCTGCTGAAAAACAAAGAGAAAACGAAATTCTTGGTCGTACTGCTACTTTTCAAGCATATCAAGAAAGACTTAATAGTATTGCTAATGGTAAAAATCCATTTATAACTATTACTGATGAAAATGGTCAACAGGTTAATCCAGATATTATTACTGGTACTGAAGAAGAACTTCGTAGTATAGCTGAAAAAGAATATATGGATAATATTATTATTAATTCTATGAACGCTGGTAATTTAGGACTTCTTGAAAGTTCTATTAATAGTAAAGAATTTAATGATAGTATTACTAATAAACTTGGATTACAACAACAAGATAGTAATGAACTTATTAATAGATTTAAAACTGAAATTAATAATCTTAAAAATGAATATAATACTACTTTAAATAAAGTTAATAGACTTGGTGGCGGATTTGAAGTTGGTCGTATTATAGCTACTCAAATGGTTCATGCTCGTAATCGTCAAGAAAATTATAATAATCTTCTTAATTGGGCTAATAATGTTTTAAATCAAGATATTACAAATAATCATATTGAAGATGTTGATATTACTTCTGCTAAAAATGGTATATATCAACATATTCTTGATAGCATTCAAAGAGATATTAAAACTATTCAAGATAATGCTGCAATTAATAATTCTGTTAAACAAGAACGTATTGCTCAATTAAATGAGCGATTAGATGCTATTAATAAACTTTATACTCCTATTGATATTGAAAATAAAAATGATATTCAATCAGCTATTCAACTTCAAAAACAATATAATGAAGTATTTAAAGATTTAGCAGAAGTTGTTAATGCTGAGATTAATGTTGAGGTTAATAAAAATCAACTTAATTTATCTGATGATAATATTAAATCTCGTATAACTTATCTTAATAACTTCTTTGATAATAGTCGTAAAAAGATTGTTAATAAAGCTATGGACGATTTACGTAATGCTTATAAACAATATGGTAAAGAATATGTTAATTCTGTTATTAAAGATGCTAATAATGGTAATAAACCAAATATAGATAAAACTATTCGAGATGCTTATGCTGCACTTGATTTAAGTTCTAAAGGTAATGAACATCTTAAAAATACAATAGAACAATTAGCTGAGATTGCTGAGATTGAAAATGATGTTAATAATATTCCTAAAGAGGAAGAAATTGCTCCTACTAATCCTGATGTTAATGAAGTTAATGAAACTGATGTAGATGATACTAGTTCATCTCCATCCTCTACGGGGGGTATAGCGGAGCGAAGCGAAGCGGTTCCTAGTGAGCCTACTAATATTGAACAACCTCAATCTCAAACTGAACAACCAGTTTCTCAAGAACCTATTAGTACTCCTAAATCTGAAGTTAATAATACTCTTCCAGATGATGATTTCGAACGTGGTCAAATAGGTACTGATTTGGTTTATGAAAGTATAGCTGATTTAGAAGATTCTTTAGGACATGAGTCTACTAGTAGTGATTTACTTAATGCTAGACAATCTATTATTGATAAACTTAGTCAAGCTGGATTTGAACAAACAGAAGCTAGCGATATAGTTAATAATATTATTGATGGTCTTACAGGTGGTAGTTTATATAGTTCTGTTCAAGATGATAGCACTAGACGTTTATTACTTAATGCTACTTATGCCACTGTTACAGGTAATGAACGCAATATAGAAGCTGTTATGAATGATTTTGCTAATAGTGTTGATAGTGAAGGTAATACTAGAGGTAAAATTGTTAATGGTAAAGTCTATCTTAGTATTGGTCAATTAGTTGAATATATAGATAGTATTACGGGTAATAAAATTATTAAAAATTACTTGTTTAATCAAATAAAAAACTATCTTTACGCCAGCACTAATAATCAAGGTAAATATCGTGCTACTGACGAATCAACTATTAAGAAACTTAATGCTAGACAATTTGTTCAATATGTAGATGGTATTGCTAAAGAACGTCTTGAAAGACTTCAAATTGAACATACTAATAATGTTAATCTTAAGTATATAGTAGAGAATGAAAATGTTAAAGCATTTACTAGTATTAAACAAGGTGATTATCTAGAAACTGAATATGATAGTAAGCTTAGACGTATTAATATACTTGCTAATGGTACAATTATTGGTTATATAGGAGTTCCAAATATTGATAAGTTTGGTAATTATGATATGGTTAATCAAGGTTGGAAATATAATATTCATGCTGAAAATGGTCAAGTTGTTTCTCCACTTAAAGACGCTTTAATTAGTATTCTTGATGGTGATAGATTTGACGAAGAATTTATTGGTCATTTATATGAACTTGCTGTTAAAGAAGAAGTTACACAAGAAGAACTTGTTAATCTATTTAAAGAATTTGAAACTAAATATCCTGATATAGTTAGAGATTTTACTACTCCTGTTGCAAGTTTTGATTTAGCTGGGCATCTTGTTAATCTTACTAAATACATATTTAATCAGCCTTATGAAAATAGTCATGAAGCTAGTATTAATCGTTGGTTTAATAATCTTCTTAATAGTTATGACCAAGCTATTACAATAGTTAAAGGTGATTTTAAAGGTAAGATTAAAGCTGTTAATATTAAATATGGAGTTCTTAATACTATTGATGATATTAATGGTGAATGGAATGATGTACAAGAAACAGTAGTTGGTTATAATGAAAATATTAACAAACTTGGTGTAGTTATACAAGGTCAATTATATCTTAATGGAGAAAGTAAACCTACTATTATTGAAAATCTTACTACTAATGGTATGCCTGTTATTAGTATTCCAAGTAGTGACGGTACTTCTTTATATGCTTTTTGTAAACAAGTTCCATTAAATAGTAATCTACTTAAAGGTGATGCTCGACGTATTATTAATTCTATTAAAAATGAAGTTAATAATCTTTGTAGAGATTATATTAGTGGAAAAATAAGTTTTGGTGAACTTAAACAAAATCTTGGAGATATATTTGGAAATAATAAACTTATTAACGGAGATAGAAATACTGGACTTCAAATTAGTATTAATCCTACTAATATAGGTTTTTATGTTAAAGGTGCACATTTTAATGGTAAAGATTATGCTTTTACTATTAATTCTGATGCTGGTAATTATAAACGTAATATTATTATCAATTCTCCTCATATTGTTGGTAGTGCTTTTAAAATAGGTAAAAGTTATGGTATTAATGCTAGTACTATTGATGAATTAGATAATGCTCTTCGTCCTGTTATCGATGAAATGTTTAACTATGCTCAATTTGCTATTAGTAAAGATTTTATTAATGATAGTACAAAAACTAATGATAAAACTAATAAATATATTTATCGCGAAAATGGTAAAACTATTATAAATATTGATGGTAAAACTTATAGTTATAATAGTTATCAAGATTTTATTATTAGTAATGGTTTAGTTAGAACTAAATTAGCTAATACTAATACTAATGAAACTGCTGGTAATTGGCAAATTGATATTCATTCTAAACTTGATATTACTTATGAGCTTGAGGGTAGACCCCCCGTGGAGGATGGAGCAATACCTGAACAGCTATCAGAGTTCATGTTAGATGATACTCTTAATGCTATTAATTTTAATGCTTTTGAATCTGCTATAACTGCTAAGAATTTAACTCGTGGACTTAAAAAGTATTTTGCTAATGACCAAACTGCTATTGATTATATTGATTCTCTTCAAAAGATTGGTATTTTACCTAAGAATATTCAAGTTGTAGATAGTATTACTGATAATAATGGTAATCAAGTTAATGCTGTTTATCATCAAAATACAGATACTATTGAACTTAATAGTTCTGCTATTGCTGGTCAAAGAGTTTATCGAGTTGTTAATATTATACTTCATGAAAGTTTACATAGACAACTTTATACTAAATATAACACTGAACAAGCTCTTGCTTTAGTTAAACCTATATATGATAAATTTAAAGCTTGGCTTGATACTCAAGATGATAATACTAAAGAAAGACTTAAACCTTATCTATTTGAGAATTTTAATACAAGTGAAGCTCTTGAAGAATTTCTAGTTGAAAGTATTACTAGTAATGCTCTTATGACTGCACTTAATGAAATTAAATATGATAATAGAAAAGTTAATAAACGTAAGACTTTATTTAGTAGACTTCTTGAAGTTATTGCTGATATGTTAGGTATTAAGATTAATGAAGATAGTTTATTAGCTGCTGCTAGAGATGCTTATAAAGCTATTAAGAAAATGCCTAAAGAAAGTAATCAAGAGGCTATTCAAGGAACTTTTCAGTTTGAAGAAGAAACTGCTAGTACAGAACAAACTGAAAATCCTAATGAAGATAACAGTCAAGATTATAATTATAATAATGATAATCTTAATGATGGACTTGATATGTTTAGTAGTGTTGATGATAATATGGTGTCAAATATGGCTGAATTAACTAGCCGTTTACCAATAGACCAACAGCCCGAATTTGCCACTTTGCTTGACACAGGACGCATCAGTTTTAGTTGTATGTAGAATTAATCGAGCAAATATAAAAGTCGCTTAAAACGAAAGAAAACCACCTCTATGACGATGTAATTAAATTTTACTTTACATTAGTCATAGAGGTATTACTATTAATGAATTTAAACTTAAATATAAACTTATGAGTTGTGGAAATATTAAACTTGTAGGATATAATAATCTTCATAATGTTATTATTAAAGAACATGGTTCTAATAATGCTGATTATTATAGTCTTATAGCTATGGTTGAAGACCCAATTTTTAAAAAGATTGTAGCTGATAAAGGTATTAATGTTAAAACTTCTGGAAGACAAGCTTATAATGCTCTTCTTGAAGCTAGAGCTATTAAACTCCGTAATATGGATGATATAGCTTCTGTTGCTGAAAAAGAAGAACGTGGTTTGTTTAGTACAATTAAAGCTAGAGATACAGCTATTACTTATATGGCTGATATTATGAATAAACTTAGTTTTAATTTTCTATATAATGGTGCTCCATTAAATTTTAATGAAATTAAAAAACGTACTAATGAAACTGTTATTAATGCTGGACTTAAACGTGCTAAGAAATTAGCCGGAAGTGATGAAGCTAGAAATAACGAACTTAATAGTTTTATTAATAATCCAAATCCTGCTATTAAAATTAATGGTCTTGGAGCATTTCTTCGTAAATATGGTAATGCTCAAGATTTTAATTATGGAGCATTACTTCGTTCTTTAACTAATACTGAATTTAATGAAGCTCTTTTTAATAATAAAAATGTTGCTAAACTTATTAAACGAGATGAATTATATCAAACTACTGATTATGAAGAATTAGGTGGATATCTTGATGAAACTTCTACTGAAGGTGATGAAAATAGTATAGATGATGGTATTGATTTAATGACCCAACTTTGGAATTTAAGTATTGGTGAAGTTAAAGATTTTAATAAACACGTAGAAGAAGTTATTAAGTATCATCTTGCAAGTTTACCTAAACTTACTGCTGCTTCTCAACTTGATAATGGAAGTTATCCTTTTGATACTAATAATGAATTAGGAGTTGTTACTTTTTCTGATGCTAATTATTTATCTAAAATATTATATGCTAGTGCTGATACTAGTAATGTAGATAATTTTATAGCTAGTCTTAAACGTATATCTGAAACTATTCCAAATTGTGAATGTTTAATTCAATTACATGATTTACTTAGCAAAAATAAAGTATTTGCTAATAAGTATATGATGGTGTTTAATAAGCCTATTATATCTAAAATTGAAACTTATATTCAAACTGATTCTAATGGTAATAGTTATGTTCGTGCTCGTGTAACTAATCCAAATACTGATTCTCGTACTATTTTACAGAATACTTTTTATAATAATGTTAAGAATAATATTATTACTAATCGTGTTCCTACTGCTCGTGAAAAGTTTCGTATATATGATAGATATAAAAATACTCCTCATGCTAATCTTTATTTATATGATGCTTTTAAAGAAATATTTCTAGATATTAATCAAGCTAGTTTTAATTTAGCTATTGCTAAGATTGGTCGTGTTGCTATGGCTAATAATCTTATTAATTTTGCCAATGTTATTAATCGTACAGTTGAAAACTATAATAAATATGTAGAAGCGCTTAAAAAGGATAAAGGAACTAAAATGCCTGATAGTTTTATTAATAGAGGTGATACTTCTATTATATATCAAATGGCTGATGTTTTTAAAGATATTATTTATATTCCTGTTGAACTTAATTCTCGTAATCCTGAAGGTAATTTAAGTTCTGATGTTATTAATAGAAGTTTTATTACTAACATTGCTAAAATTATTAATGATGATAAATCTACTGTTGAAGAACAAAATGCTATGGTTGAAGCTTATGCTAAACAAAAGTTTGCTAGTCATCAATATGATTATAGTAATTTACTTCTTGAACATAGAAATAGTAATGGTAATATAATTAATTATGGATTGTTTAGAAGAATTGGAAATGGAACTCCTAAACTTACTGAATATGCTCGTAGTATGTTTAAAACTTCTCTTCTTAATGGTATTAGTGAATTAGATAATAATAATAATGACTTATATCGTAGTATGAGTGACGGTGATTATTTAATTACTGCTATGGGATTATTTATGACTGATATTAATAATTCTGAAACTCCTACTGCTAATTATTTACTTCCTATACCTAGTGATGCTCCTAAAAACTTTACTATTACTGCTCCTAGATATAGTCTTGCTGGATTACGTAGTCAATTAGAAGATGGAACTAAAATTATAAATAAAGAACATCCATTATTTAAACAGTATTATAATATAGCTATTCAAGAACTTACTAATATGGCTCAAGCTGTTAATGTAATGTTTAAGACTAATGCTAATGGTAATCCTATTTTAACTAATGGAGATTTTGAATTTAGTGATATTTATAATAATAAACCTGAACATTTTTATAATCAATATCATAAAGATGGAAAAGGTAATGTATTTATTACTAAAGATGGACATAAAGTTTTAGCTGGTAGAATATTTAGTTTTAAACGTTTAGTTAGTAAAATTACTCCTAATAGTAATGGAGCGTTTAATGAACTAATTGGGTATGGTAAGACTATTGACATCCTCTACGGGGGGTCTACACGTGGACTTAGCTATGTTAATAATCAAGTAGTTCTTAATGGAGAACAACGTGTTGCTCTTGAAGATGCTGTTGCTGATTGGTTAAATGAATATATAACTAATGGTTATAAAGAAGTTAAAAATAAATATGGTACATTTATTGATGATAGGATTAATAATGAATCTTTAGCTGAATTTCTAGTTAATGATTATCTTGTTAGAGATAGTATGTACGATATGTATGGTGGTGACCAAAGTTTTTATAAGAATGGTCAAGCTATTCTAAAACGTATTAAAGAAGTACAAGCTAGTGGTAATCCTTTTGGTAATACTGATTTTACTAAAAATGATTTAGATATAGCTACTGATTTATATGATATAACTATAAAAGGTAATGCTGTTACTGTTCCTTATACTGTTAATGGAGTTACTAAACGTAAAAAAGTAGTTCTTCAAGATAAATTTAGAGGTGTTACTATTTATAATACTTTTAAAGCTTCTGATAAAGTTGTTATTGATAGACTCGATAATCAACTTAAAAAAGCTGGACTTGATAAAAAAGATAGAGAACGAATACTAGAACCATTTAAAGGTGGAGTTAATGCTAATGATGCTCAATCATATATTACTCTTGAGGAATGGATTCGTCGTATTACTGCTGCTGGTGAATTAGATAAATATGCTGGACTTATTCAAAGTCTTACAGATGATACTCCAATAGATAAAATTGATTGGACTAAATTTGCTAATAAAGTTCAAATTCAAAAGAATTTCTATTATGATTTATATTATGATACTACTGTTGGTATTGAAGTTCCTAGACAAGTAAAAAATGCTGAGTTTGTTCTTATTCCTAAACTTATTAAAGGAACAGAACTTGAAAAAGTTTATAATATAATGACTAATAGAGGTATTCATCAAATTAATACTGTTGAAACTGTTAAAGTTGCACAACATAATCGAATGACACTTTGGAATAATGATGGTGTTTTAACTGATGAAGCTCTTAAAGAATTTGATAATAATGTATTTGATAATTCTGAACTATTTAGTTATAATTATCTTTATCGTCAGCAAGAAGTTCCTCAACATATGGTTGATGCTAGTAATAAAGCTGCTATTCAGATTATGAAGAAAATGCTTGATAATCTTCCTAATCGAACTGAACTTAATGAACTTAAAGATAAAGTATTTAATAATTATGTAGCTAATATTAGAAATAGTTTTGAAAAAACTTGTGCTGAACTTGGTATTGGATTAGATGACAATGGACATATTGATTTAAATTCTAATGGTACTATTAAAAATCTTAATCGTTTTGTATTCTTTGATAGATTTAAAGAAAATGCTCAACAACAAGGAGTTGAAAAAGCTCTTCTTGAGTTTTTCGATTTAGATAGTGCTGGATTTAATAATCTTCCTTTATTTTTGTCTAATATTAATAGTAAACTTGAAAGTATTGCTAATAGTTATTTTAATACTAATATTACTAGGCAACTTATTAGTGGTTGGCATGCTGCTCAGCTATCTGACTTTGGGTTTAAAGTTGATAAACAAACTCAAACAGATAGTAAACTTCAATATAAAAAGATTGGAGAAGTTGATGGCACTCCTGTTTATTATACTGAAATTAAACTTCCTAGATGGAGTAGTAAACTTAAAGGATTAAATATTGAACAAGTTCCTGATAGCTTACGTACTATGATTGGTTATCGTATTCCTACTGAAGGTAAGCAATCTATATGTATTATGTATGTTAAAGAGTTTCTTCCAGATGCTTATGGTAGTACTGTTGTTGTTCCTGATGAATGGGTTACTCAAACTGGTTCTGACTTTGACGTTGATAGTGTTTATGGTATGTCTAAAACATTTAATCTTGTTAAAGGTATTCCAACTGAAATTACTCACGCTAGATATACTAAAGATGAAGTAGGATATATTAATTATGTTAAAGATAATGTAGATAAAGCTAGTCGTAAGATTCTTGGTAAAACTTATAATAAACAAGGTAATATTAGAGCTTCTTTAAAAAATAGTGAAGATGCTATTAATGCTACTCTTGAAGGTTATAATGGCAATCTTAAAGTTGTTGAAAAAATTGCTAATGATGGTGGACTTAAGTCTTACGAATCATACTTGAAACTCCCCGTGGAGGATACAAGTAGTCAAGCTGCTAGAACTAATGCTATTATTCAATCATTTATTAATATACTTAATAATCCTGCTGTATTTGAAGAAAATACTACTACTTCTAATTTTGAAAATGTCAAAGAAGCTAATGAAACTTATGCAGAAATAGTTGGTGCTAATAAAACAACTGTTGCTCCTAGTGATTTCTTTACTCAACTTGATTGGTTTGATGCTGCTACTTCTGGTATTAAACTTAAAGGTATCAGTGTTAATCGAGATACTTTTATGAGTATTGGAAATGTTACTAAAGCTAATCATAGTGAAGGTATTAAAGTTATGTACACTACTGATGTGATTAGTGAGCAAGAAGCTGTTAATAGATATGGTAAAGAAAATGTTGAAACTATTGGTAATAAACATATTCGTATTACTCATAAGAATTTTGGTTGGTCTGGAGATGATAAGAATGTTGATGGTTATTTGATTAATCCTTATAGTTCTCAGACTACTGCTCATATTCTTGATGTTATGAAAGAGGGAGCTATACATAATGAAAATACTTATACGTTTAATGCTTTTAAAACTATTGTTGACTTTGGAAGTAATTATGATACTGCTATCGGATTTATGTGGCAACCTTCTATTGATATATTAGTTCGTAAATGGAAAGAAACTAATAGTGTTCTTGCAGAAGGTACTAAAAATCCGCTTACTGAAGCTATTAGAGAAGTTGCTCATAATCTTGGTTTTGGTGAAAAAGTTAATTTTGCTGGACGTAAAAAGCTAATTGAAACTATTGATAAAAGTTATGGTGAAACTTTCAAGAAATTATTCAATTTAAGCGTTTCTGACGCATTTTCATCACCTGACCTTATATTTTCATCAGACGCATATAAATCTCGTCTTAGAGGGGAAATGAATGGCGTTCAGCAGGCTTTATTTGACCTTTATGTTCTAGCACAATTCAATCGGCTAAACTCAATCGGACAGGATATAAGTAATAATCTTAATATTCTTAGTGCTGATAAATATGGTGCTAAACAAAGTTTTTATGCTAGTGATAAAGTATTTAGAGATGCTAGAACTGTTATTGAGAATAGTAATATTTATGCTCCATCCTCTACGGGGGGTCAAACCTTGCTATTAGAGAGTGTATTTCCTGATATTAGTGGTGGTATAAATGCATTTATTAAATCTGATATATCTAAAAGTAGTTATCCTAGTTTAGCTGCATTTTTACAAATGAGTACTGCTCTTAGTGTTAAAGCTACTCAACAAGTATTTGAAACTGCTAATCCTGTATTTATTGATTATGTATATAGAATAGCAGAATGGACTAAAGGTGGAATAATGACTGAAAAGTTATATAATGACTATAAAGATTATCTTATTAATAAACTAGAAGTAGGTAATAATGGTAGTTCTTATCTTAATTTACCTGTTACTATTGTTGATGGTAATTTTGTTCACCCTAAATTCATTAAAGAATATGGTACTGGTCAATCTAGAGCTTTAGAAGTTGGACGAGTAAGTGGTACATTAGTTAATATTAAAACAGATGATGTTGTAGTTAAAAATATATTTGAACCTACACAAACTGAAATTGATGTATTTGCTAGACTTACACCTGCTCAAAAAGTTGATTGGATTAAACGTAATTTTAGTCAAGACGGTAGTATATTTGCACATATTGAAATAGTTGCTAATGATGAAAGAAATAATCGTCGTAATGTAAATATTCAATATATTAATTATATACAAGGTGATATTACTAATGATGAAGCCCATAGATTGTTTGATAGAGCTTGGAATCATCCTAATCCTCTTATTAAACTTGCAGCTCTTGATTTAGTTAAATATGCTTTTATTATTGAAGGTCATAAATTTAGAACTAGAAATATTAGTAGACTTATAAGTAATACTCCCCTTAGAGGATTGAGCGATAATGGAATAGCTATTGGAGATATAGCTATGAAAGGCATTAATAACTATGGTTTTATTGATAAAGATAATGTTGAAGATATAATTGGTTTTATTCGTAAAAATTATAATAGTTTTAATTGTCCTAGTTATACATTTAAAAGACTTACTAATAATAAAATTAATTATAGTCTAAAAAGAAGTGGTATTATTACTTTTAATGGTCAAGAAAATCTTGATAATGTAGGAATAATAAGAAATGGAGATGCTGTTAATGTTATTAGAATTAATAGAAATTTATATATTAAAGGAACTTATGATGGGACTTTAGCTTATTATCCTATTGATAGACTTGAATCATTTGAAACTTATAATAGTATTGAGCCTAGTATTATAGCTAATAATAATATTCATAAACCATTAGCTGTTCTCCTTTATGATGGTCTTACTCAACAAGAAAAAAGAGATAAGTTTATTGATGGTATTAAAGATAATATTAATGAAGCTGTAAATAAAGGTTATAAAGAAGTTCCTGAACTATATAGTAAATATATATCTGATGAGTATTTCCAGCCTTTTATGAATACTCCTTTTGAGAATAATACTATATATACTATTAATGATAAATTTTATCTTAACATTAATGGAACTACTGCTATTAATTTAAGCGATGATTTAAAACAATATAAAGCTAAATATTCTAATATTGAAGATAATAAACTTGGATTGTTTATTGAAATTAATGAAAATGAAATAGATAGAGTTACTAGTAATACTGATAGATATAGTAGTGTTGATGACCAAACTCCTATTGGTAGATTTGCTAAAAATGCTAGTTTAGTTATTTCACGTGCTGTTCGTCATGGACAACCTGCTGCTCAAAATGTATTAAACGCTCTTAATAATGCTGAAATTAATTATCTTGATAGTAGTAGTCTTTCTGATAATTCTGAATTTTCATTATCAGTTATAGCTAATTATATAGATGTTGAAACTAATAATATTCTTAACGATATCAATCGTTTTATTAAAATTGATGGTATCGATAAACCTATTAACGATAAAGATGTTATTGGTAAAGTTCTTAAAGATGAACAACTTCAAAATCGTTTCTTAGATGTTATTCTTAGTGCTAATACATTTAAGAATAAATATAAACTTATTAGCGAAATTGATATTGATAGTACAAATCTTGATGATAAAACTAAAGAGAATATTAGAAAGATTCAGAAACTAGTTAATCAAGTTGATTCTAATACTACTGTGCATTCTGCTAGAAAAGATTGGTTTGAAAGATGGATTCAATTACGCACTACTAATCCTAATTATATAAGTGGTCTTATGAAAGAATTTGATGCTTATGGTGATACTGGATTTATGGATTATTGGATACAAGATATTCGTGCTAATCGTAACTTTGTATTGCAGAATATACTTAAAGATGTAATGGGTACTGTTGAAGAAGGTCGTCTTAATGGTATTAAAGAAGCTAATGACTTTAAAAACTATCTTAAAGAACTTAAATCCAAAGCTGCTAAAGATGGTAAATCTGTTAGTCTTGATAGTATAATTGATGATGATGGTAGATTAATTCAACCTAATAATCCTGTTTGGGAAGAAAAGATGAAGAAATATAGAGATGTTGCTATTGAAGCTGAACAAAAATTTGGTATAAATAGTGTTGAACATCTTATTGCTTTATCTAATAAAGCTAAATTTATTGATATGACTACTATTCATCAGCTTAAACCAATCACTGTTCAAGATGAAGATGGCAATGATGTTACTATTGAATATTCTACTTATATTATAAATCTTGAAAGAAGTTTATTAGGTCTTAAAAAAGGAGATGATGGTATTCCTAAAGAATTTGCTGAATATAAAAGACTTAATGGTAGAATACGAGATATTCTAAGCCAAGCTACTGATAATGTTACTACACAAAGTCAAGATGAAGAACTTGGACGTATCTATGCTCAAATGGATAGCCTTACTAGTCTTTATGATGAAGATGGTAATAAAAAGATTGGTCATGACTTGAATGTAGCTGAAAGACTTCGTGCTTATCAAACTAATATTCGTAAAATTAAAGAAATGTTCTATGATAAGCAAGCTAAAGAAGGATTTGATTCTAAACTTAAAGAACAACTTTCTATTATTAGTAAATATGAAAGTCAACGTGATGCTAATGGTAATCTTCTTATTAGTATGGAAGAACTTATGAAAGTTCCTGAATATCGTGAAGCTAAAGAATGGATTCGTAAGAATACTAGATATATTCTTGATATTAAAGATATAGAAGATTTAAATTGGGCATTTGAAGAACTTAAAGACGCTAATAAAGGTAATAGTGTTCTTAATCTTGCTATTAGAGAATTTCAAGCTAAAGATGAATTTAACGTAGTTGATGGACGTAAAATACCGGAAGAACGTGCCGCTCTCATAAAAGCTGAAACAGTTAGAAAATATAAATATACTAAAGGTAATGGTATACCTTATGTTGGTATTATTCGTTCTGCTGAAGATGAACTTAGAATTTATCGTGCTGATTTCTATAACTATCTTACTGGTAATAAATCTAAGAGCGAAGAAGAAATTAATGTAGGAGAAGCTATTAATAAAATACTTGAAAAATATTTTGATAATGCTACTAGAACTCTTAATACTGCTGATATTAGTCAAGAAGATTTAGAACAACTCAAAACTAGTTTTGAAGTATTTAATGAAATTACTAGAGGAGAAAAGAGTACTGATAAAGCTAAAGCAAAACGTGTTGCTGAATTTATTGAAAGTGAATGTGATGTTACTTATAATTGGAAGCAATATGAACTTGATAAAAATAGAGCTTTTGCTAAAGGTAAAAAATATTATGATAAGTGGTTAGAAGTATTTAGTGAACAAGTTGAAGAAAATGGAACTATTGCAGAAAGACCTAATCGAACTATTTATGGTATTATTAAACCTAAAGATTTAGATAAATGGACTGATATTGATAAAACTGCTGCAATTAATATTCTTCAAAAAAGAACTAGAGAAACTACTACTCAATATTATTATATGAAAGAAAGAGAAGTTCTTGACAAATATGGTATTGATAGTATTGAATATAAACAATGGTATAGAGATAATCATTATTTTGACCCTTATACTCGTACTATTAAACCTATTCGTATTTGGACTACTATGCAAATGATTAAAGATGATGGTTCAGCTGTTGTTGGTAATTATGAACCACGTATTAATCAAATGCATATTACTCCTAAAGAAGAACTTATTAATCCAGAATATAGTAGTTTTGTTAATAAGTATAAAGTAGGAACAGGATATGATAATCCTAATTATACTAATCTTAATGAGTATCAACTTGAACTTATGAATAAAGTAAATGAACTTATGAAAAAGTATTGTTTTACTAATAGTAATAAGCGATATGTTGATATGGGTTATCTTCCAGCTTTACCTAAATCTAAAGATATGACTGTTAAAGATTATTTTGAACAAGCTCTTAGTTTTCTTGGTTGGACAGCCAATGTTCCTAATAATACTAGTTGGAGAAATAATAAAGATTTAACTTTTGATAAAGATTATGATATTCCTAATCCTAGATTAGTTCAGTTAGTTAATAAAGATACTCAACAGTTGCCTACTATACCTAAATTTAAAGAGCCTAATGAAAGTGATGAAGAATTTAGTAAACGTAAAGCTGCTGCAATTAAAGCTAGAGATGAAATTATTGAAAAGAATAATAAAATTCATAATGATATTCTTAATCGTAATTGGGAAGAAGTATTTAATAGTTTCTTAATTGAAAGTAATAGATATAATGCTATTAAAACAGTTAAAAATCTTCTTTATACTGCTGACCAAATTATTACTAGTAATACTGCTTACGATATAAATTATAAAGGTAGTATAAGTGAAAATAGAGAAGCTAGTGCTGGTGGTGAAATTGAATATAAACAAGAAAAACAAACTAGAACTAGTGAACATCTTAGAAGTTTTATTCGTCGTCTTGTATTTGAACAATATAAAGATAATAAAATTCCTAATCTAGTTAAACTTGGTTCTCTTGCTCAAAACATTGCTGGTAGTAAATATATGATGATGAACATTACTGGTGGTATTGCTAACGTTCTTACTGGTTCTAGTAATATATTTATGGAACGAGCTGCTGGTGAATATATTAATCTTAAAGATTGGGAAGCTGGTAAATCTGAATGGATTAAAGGAACTGTTAGTTATATGGCTAATATGTATAGTGAAAATAGTAGTACACTTCAAGATGCTATTATTAAACTTAGTCATGTAGTTGACTTTGATAGAGTAACTGAAGTTAGTACTGTTGAAGGTCTTAAAGAAAATATTCGTAGAGTTCGTGGATTACTATTTAGTCCTCAATCTGTTGGTGAACATTATATGCAAAATGTTATGCTATTTGCTATGCTTAAATCTCATAGACTTGTTGATAATGGTAGAGGTGGTTATGATATAATGAGTAAAGAAATGTATCATCGTAAAGCTGAACAAGATGCTCTTATGTCTGTAATAAATACTCCCCGTGGAGGAGAGAACCAAGCTCTACTTGAACAATTCAATAAGTTCATGGATGAAGCTAAAGCTGATAATAAAAAACGAGCTAAATATAATCTATTTAAAGCTAATCCTATATTTGATTTTGTTAAGACTTATCTTAATGAAGAACAACAAAGAGAATATATAGCTAAACGTAAAGAACTTATTAAGAATATTGATAAAGAGTTTGCTAAACTTCCAGATATTTATAATCAGTTTGAACTTAAAGATGGAATTGCTCAAATAAAATCTGATAGTAAACTTACTCTTAAAGAATATGCTAAATTTATTGATAAAGTTCGTGAAGTAAATAAGAAAGTTCATGGTGTTTATGATAAACTTGGTTCTGCTAATATAGAACAACATTGGTGGGGTGGTACGGTTATGCAATATCATAAACATCTTTATCCTGGTTTTAAGAAACGTTATCGTTGGAACGGTTATTATAATGAAACTCTAGGTACTATTGAAAAAGGTAGTTATACTAGTCTTTATGATTATTTGACTATTCCATTTAAAGAAACTAACGTAGGAGAAATTAATAATGTAAGTGATGTTCTTAAAGCATTCCAAACTTATGGTAAGAATTTACTTTCATTTGCTGTTAATTTTAAACTTAATTATGAACTTCTTCCTGAACATGAAAAAGCAAATATTAGACGTAATTTAGGTGACTTACTTTATGTAGGTGCTGCTATTATTGGAGCAATTGCTATAACTGGTATGAGCGGTGATGATGATGAAAGTATTATGTATAATCTTATGCTTTATCATGCTGACCGTCTTGCTTCTGAAGCTGCTTCATTTACTCCATTTGGTGCTTATGCTGAAGGTAAAAAGTTATGGTCTAGTCCTGTTGCTATTGGACAAACTATTAATGACTTACTTGGTACTATTGCTATGGCTGCTAGATTCCTTATTGAAGAAGATTTTACTGAGGAATATACTACTGGTAGATATAAAGGTATGAATAAGTTTGAAGTTATGGCTGTTCGTAATATACCTGTTGTTCGTAGTATTAATCGAGTTCTTGATTTACCAAATAATAATAGTTATTATAAACTTGATGAAAATATACTTAGTATTATACCTTATAAAGATATAGCTAAAGATATATTTGAATAAGCTGAACTTGAATCTAGTAAAAAAGAAGGGCTTGCCTATGGTATTTCTACCTAGACAAGCCCTATTTCGTTTAATAACACCTTAATTAAAAGTATCATCATTATTACCAATAACACATATAAGAATAACAAAAACTATAATAGCAACAACAAATAGTTTTCCACTATATTTATCCATAGCTTCGCTATCACTAATATTATTAGCAGAAGCTAATAATTTAACACCGCCGAATATAATTCCAAGAAAAACAACAAATGCAATCATAATTATAATATATTTAAGTTTAATAATAAGACAAAAATAAACCCCAGTAGTAAGACTAGCTTAACTACCAGGGTTTCAGTCATGCCAAGGACTAATAAGTTTAAGATTAGTAGAACGCTCCGCTTCGCTACGCTCAACTCCCCGTGGAGGATGGAATGAGTTAGTATTCATTCAATCATTATAATTACTATTAGTTATAACTAGATTATCATTACTAGCATAACTATCATTCCATCCTCTACGGGGAGTATAGCGGAGAGTACGAAGTACTCGTAGCGGTTCCAACCTATCCACTATCTTGAATAAAGCCAGCTCCATTAGAGCCAGCTTTAAGTATAACATATAAACCATTAGCATTAACTATAACTATTTCTTCTTTAGACCATTAATAGCCCATTGAAGAACAAATCCAAGACCAGACCAAATTTGGTCTTTAGCTTTTTCAATAGCATATTTCTTACCTATATTAATATCGTAATTTTCAGGTTTAACACAAGAAGAAGATACAGTAGCTTCAAATCCGGTTAAACATGTAAGAACACCAATTGTAGTTTTCTTACCAGCAGTAGTACAAGATTCAGATTTAATAAAATTGTCAATATCTTCGGGAGAAAGTTTATCATCAAATTTTATCTCAAAATAGGTACGTTCAAATATACTTTTAGGACACCAAGATTTATAATCATCGTTATAAGTTACTTCATAACCATCTTTTTCAGATGAAAAAGCAGAAACAATATAATGATTTTTAATTGCTTCTTCTGCTGTCATAGGTACAGCATCAACCATTTTAACTCCAATAAATTTACTCATAATTTTAAATATTTAATCTTCAACTATTATAACTTCACCAGTATTACTACTGTAATCATTTACTTTTTCAATACCAAATATATAACCATCCCATTGTTCAATAAGAACATTAGCGTTTTCATCACAAGTATTAAGAATGTCAATAAGTTCTCGAACTGTCATAATTTATTCTTTTTCAAGTTTATCAATAATATCTTCAATATATTCACTAGGAAAACTACCTTCCAATCTAGCTAGTTCTTTAAGTTCATGTGATAAAGTTTCTTTATATATAATAGTAGTAGGAAACTTTTTAATACTAGTAGCAACTTCACTTATTTTTCTAATATTTAAAGTAATATCACAACTAGCTTCATTAACAGCATTAGTTATACTTTTAACTGCAATTTTACAAGCATCACATTCACTTTTAACAAAACAGTCAATACGTATCATAACACAATAGCATTATTTTTAACAGCTTCTTTAATAGTATTAGGAACTCTAAGTAGAGAGTTTTTAATCATATCAGAAGTAAGACTATCGGAATAAATATAAGTAGAATAAGTTCTCCAATTATCTTTAATAACAACAGAAAATCTATTTGGATTATCAATATTAGTTTGAATATATTCAACTTTAGTATTATGATATTTCCATATCCAAGCAATAGCCTCAGCACATTTAGCACGAGTTATACAATCATGTTCATCAATAAACGCTTCAACATATATATTATTAGTTTGTCTTGTAGGTTCATCACCAGTAAGATAATTAATATCATATCGAAGTTCTTCCCAAGTAACAGAATTACTATAACGTTTATATTCTACATCATCTCTATATATAATACAAGTAGGATATTCAGTAATATTCTTACCGCTAGTAGCCTTAGCAAGTATCATATCTTCGAGAATAAGATGGTCAGGAAGATATTTAAATTGACATTGAACATTAGTACCAAATAAAGCAATATCAATAGCTTCTCGCATAGCTTCTGTTTTATCTTTATCAGCACTTCTATAATAAAATTCAATTTTAACCATAATATTTATATAATATAATAAGAATTTATAAAATTGGTTATTTTAAAGCCCTACATTGAATGATAATCAAAGCGTGATAGATTAATCACATTAAGTATTAAAATTCAATGTAGGGCAAAAGAAACAGGTCTATGACTGTTCTAATATGCTCCGAAGATACTTCCTAATAGAGTAATCACTTTGCACACCACGAAGCACAGACCCGTTACAATAAGCAGTAGGAGCATCACTAATACCAGCACTACGCGCTTCTTGTCTACCAATATCAGTATATAGATTATGCCTAATAAGATTAAACCTACCGGCAAATTCAGGTAGAGCAAGAGCTTTGTGAAGCCTTTCTTCAAAAAGTTTACTAACATTACAATCAGGTAAATAAAACAAGATTAACTTTTTCATAGATAAACTTCATTACCTTCAACTTTAGCATCACTAAAATAACTTTTAAAACTTTCAACACTTCTACACCATAAAGGTTCAAGTCCATCAACTTTATAAATAACAGCAGGAATCCATTCACCTGTATCTGGATGTTTCATTTTAGTAATACTAATAATTATATATTCATTAGATGTTTTATTATGAATATAACGAGCACCAACTTTAAGCTTTAGCTCCTCCACCGGTTCCTTCTCCAAATCCTTTGTTTCCACGTTCACTTTCTCCTAATTCTTCAATAGATTCAACTTCTTTCCAACTAATTCTTTCAGCACTATTAATAATTAATTGACAACATCTATCTTTACCATCACAATTATATGGTGGAGTAGAAACTTTAGCAAGTATGTTAGTCATTGTAGTTCTAACATTATTAAGTTTAAGTCTAGAATTGCCAACCATACTATCAGGTAAATGCATATGTTCTCTAAGTTTATCAACTACTTCAACAAGAGTAGATACAGCATGAACTAAATCTCTAGAAGTACGATTCTTAAAAATAATAAGAAGTTCTCCACGATAACCCCAATCAAGAGTACCAGGAGCATTAGGCATATAAAAGTCAGATTTAGTAAGATTACTTCTAGGACGTAAAGACATTTCATTAGGCTCACCATTAGCATCATCTCCTATATTAAATGCTAAACCTGTATGATAGATAACTCTATCTTTTTCTTCATCATATTCATAGCAAATAGGATAAATATCCATACAAGCATCACCTTCTTTACCATAAGTAGGTAGAATGGGTTGAACCATACAACATTGCTTTACATTTAAAACATCTCCGTTAAGAAGCTTAATCTCTTTCAGTTTAAATACTTTTACTTCCATATATAATTAAATTATTAAATTAAAGAGCTTCTGCAAGTGCAAAAGCATTTTCTATTTTTCTTGATTTATCACCATAACAAATACTATCAAATCGCTTAGTACCTTCAATATTATCTATATTAGAATAATATCCACTAATAGCATTAACTGCACCCCAAGCTGTACCAAGAATATCTCTTTGACCTGGACCATCAAAATAATAACTATAAGTATCAGAAATAACATTCATTTTTCTACTACTTATTTTACTATCAGTTAAAGCTAAACCGCTACGATAAGCAATATCTTTAATAGTATGTCCTGTATCTTTTAGACGTTGAATTTCATCACTAGTAAGAAGATTTTCTCCAATAAATTGAATTACATCTTCATCAGTAACTTTAATATTAGCAAGTAAATTACAATATTGACCAAATTCTTCAGATTTAATTTTACTAATTCCAAGTATTTCTTGTGCAACAGAAATCTTATTATGAACACTATTGGTATGTCGAAAACTAACATAATTACTACTAGTACGAATAGCAGCATTAAGAGTATTTTGACAAACAACTCTAATAGGAGTAAATAAAATCTTAACTCCACCACTACCATCATGAGTATTAGTAAATACTAGATAATTTTCAACAGGGTCACCTTTAACAAGAATATTATTAGGAAGTTTAGCACTTACAAATATTCTCTCACCATTTCCCCAAAATCCAGCAGTTTGCCAAATAGCAGAATTTTTACCAATAGCGTCATCAAAGAAATTAAAAGCATCATTGTTTTGTACAATAGTATATTTACTTTTAACAACACCTAAAGGAATATTGTAATCAGTACGATAGGTAGCAAAGGCGTTATCACACTTACGATAAATGTCAGTACCAAAAACATGAGCGCCTTCTTTTTGTTCTTTAATAATTCGGTCAAGTTCTTCATCAGTTCCAGTAAGTTTAATAGGCATTTTACCAACTAGTTCACATTTAGCTACATTAAAATTAAGTCCAGCTTTAAGCATAACTTCTTTAGCAGTAGCACAATCTGATACATCAATAGCACCAGAATAAGTCCAAGGTTTACCTTTTACTTTATACATATTATTTATGACTTATACGTAACATAACACTTTCAATATCTCTAACAGCCTGGTCTTTATTAACACCATAAGTATCCATATACCATTTTATTAATTCTTTTACTTTTCTTCTAGTTCCATAATTAGCAAGATTAGTAGTGTTGACTCCCCTTGGAGGATGAACTTAATTCTATCTTCTACGGGGAGTATAACTAAGTTATTTAATAATAAGACTAGTATTTTCAACAAGTTTAGCTATACTAATATCTCTACCGTCATTAAGAATATTCTTCATAGTAGTTTTATTAATACTACTACTTCTCGTCATTTCATGTTGATGATTAAAAAAAGTATTAAGTAAATCAAAATTAATTTTATTAGCTAAATCACCAATAGGCTTTTCAATTTCAAATTTAACTTTAATACAATCTAAATCATCAAGAGTAAAATAACCTCCAGTTTCTTCTCTAAGTCTAGCAGATTGTTCAGGATATCTTTCAGTAAATTTATTATTAATTTGTTCAAGAAGAACATCTCTACTAAATGAGAAATTACTATCAATCATATCATTATCCCAAAGAGATTGTAAATGTTCAAGAACTAAATCAATAAATATTTGATTAAGATTTTCATCAATCTCAACACATTTACTGTTCTTAGTATAGAGTTTACTATCAACTAAATTAATAACTTTATTACCAGACTTACCTAAATCTCCATAAGTTATAACAGCATCAAGCATAACACTTTTAAGTCTTTCAGCATTATTTTCTTTAGTTTTACGAAGAACAGCTAATCGTTGCTCTTCTTTTTTACAAGATTCAGCTTCAAGATTAAACATAGTATATGCTTTACGATAACTATCAAGTTTAGATTTAAGACTTTCTTGTGTAATAGCAAGACGTTCTTCAAGTTCAGGAGTTAATTCACCTCCATTTTCTTCTAACTCAAGAAATATATCCTCAAGTTCAGTAGTAATGTTATAAATACTTGCCATTATTTTCTACGTTTAGATACATTATAAGCAGAACGATAATAAGGATTTAAATAACCAAATAAATGAGTATAATCACTAGCAGTCATTTTACCTGTATTAGTTCTATATTTATAACTAACTTCAATATATTTCTTCCATAGTTTTTACTTAAATCAAGATTACCAACAAATCCACCATTTTCAAATACAACAGCTTCTGTATTTTTAGTAGTTCTAAAACGGTTATTAAAACGGTTATTAAAACCATAAAATCTTATTCTCATAACTTTAATATTTAAATAGTTAATAATTTATATATTATGTCTCATTTCCTCATACGCTTCTTTTTCAAGTTCAACAGTAACATCTTCAAGACGAATACCTCTTAAACAAGAACATTCTTCCCATTGAATATTATAATAAGCATTAAGTAACAGTAAATTAGTATTATTAGCATCAACAGCCATAATCCAATTATCAGGAGCTATTTCTATTTCAACACAATCAATAGTTATTGTAGGACGAGGAGTCCATCCTTTATTAATTTTATATGGTAGTAAATGACATTGATTAAAATATCTACCGGTAAGAATATTATATTTATATTCAAATAATCCACCATGCCAACAAATAGGATTTTTATTATCAGTCCATTCTTTAGTATCAAAATTATATATACTAATAGGACGTTTATTAAAAGCTCCATTATAATGAATACTACCATCTGGCTCTTTGAATACATCTCCTTTACGTCTGTTTTGACAAGTACCATCAGAACTTATTTGACACCATTCATCATCAGTAAATTTAAGAGGACTAATAATATCCCAATTACATAGTCTTTGAACAAGATTAATTTCCCAAGGAGCAGAACTACCACTATTACCATGAGAAGCAAATACAGCAACAGCTTCAATTACTTGTTGATACATCCAATCATTTGGACCACCTTCTCCATTACCATATCCAGCAAGTTTAAGTTCTTTAATAGCATGTTTACAAATATTACTTTCTCTAATAACTTTAGCTAAAACTTTCTTATTAATAAGAGGTTTATTATTTTGCTTTTTAATATAACGCTTACTTTTCTTCATCTTTAATTACTTTAAGAACAACAATATTACATAAAAGACCATAGCAAAGATAATTATTAAATATACAATTAGGACAAACTTCAATATGTTTATTTTTAACATATTTACATAGAAATGTTACTTCTTTGTCATCTTTAATTCCAATTGTAGTATAAAGAAATTCTTCACCATCATTTAAATCATCAGTAAAATTAGTACCACTATAATCTTCAATATGAAAATGTTTAAGTTTATCAATCTCTGAAGTCATAACCAAGTTCCATTAAATTATTTCTAATCATACCAGCAATAATAACACAATTAGGATGAGGTTTACCAGTAGTACCATAATAACGTAAATCAATAATATGACGCCATTCATCAATAGAATATGTATAAATACATCTAGTAGCAGTATCAAGAGGAAGTTTACCACGAGCATCTTGACGACGGATTTTATATTTATCTACAAGAATTTTATATTCTTCAAAATCTCTTTTACATCCATTAAGATAAACATTTATAGCTTCATTTAAAGTAGTATTATTATCATTATTAAATAATTCAGCTTCTTCTTTGCTTATCCAATGAGGTCTACAAATACTTCCATCTTCATAAACATATCTAGTTGATTTTTCAGCAATACTATTAGGACTAACGCGGTTTAATTCACGAGAAGTACTAATTTGTGTATCAACACAAAAAGTATATCTCATCATATGAAATCCTATTTCAGTATTACGAAAATCTTCAATAGAAACAATATATTTAGATAGATAACCAAATTGTGTTTTATGGTCTAAAACCCAATTACCATTAACAGTTATATAATAAACATGTTTTTCATAATGATAACTAAAACCAATAGTATTAGCATAATTAATAATAATAGTTTCTAAAGTTTTATCACTATCATTAGCTATTATATAATAAGTTCCATGACGAAACATACTCCAATGTTCATCATTAATAAGTCGTTTAATAGTAGCTTCATCATTACCTGTTTCTCTACCATAACAAACTCTTGCGCATCTAGCAACATGAGCTTTAGAATCATCTCCTTGTTGCCAAAGTTCAACTTTAGGTTCAATTATTTTCATCTTCTTGATTATTATAAAAATCTTTAACTACATTTCCAAATATACTATAAAAATGTTCTTTAGGTATAATATTAATAGGCTGTATAGAATCAAGCTCTTTAAAAAACTCTTTAAGACCTTTATTTCTAATCCATAAAGTATCATAAGTAGCAGTTATATAATTATCTTTATCCATGTCACAAGCTATAAAGCAAGTTTCACTATCAAGCTTATCTATACATTCTTTACATACAATAGCCTCAGCTATTTGTTTACTCTTACTAGCATCTTCTTCAATAGAATTTCCAAGTGGGGTATAACCAATAACTTTACCACAACATATACAAACTCTAGCAAGAGCATTTATACCAAAAATAGGATGTAATTTCATACCATATAATCAGTTACAAATTTAAGAACTTTATAGAAAAGACCAACAAGAGTACCAGTATTATCAATAACATAATCATCTTTATTAATTGTTATTTGTTCACTTTCGTGACTGTCATGATTATCATTATTATATTTTCTATCTACTTTAATTATCATTCCTCCACAATCTCTGATAGCTTTACATTCATCATTATCAAATCTAGCATCAGCTATAATACATTGTCCTTTACTATTTCTTATATCAAATGCTTTATTCATAGTATAACGAATAAAAGCTTCTCTCCAAAAATGATTTCTAATAATGTTAGTACCATAATATTGAAGAAGAACTCTAATTTTAATACTAACATTATTATTATATAAAACAAGATATGAGGATAAGTCATTATATTTTAATATAGCATCATTACATTTATCCACAACATAAGTAGCATCTTTAATATTAGTAGAAACAATACCAGTTTTAAAATTATAATAATTTTCTTCTTTAATATCTTGTCTATCTAGAAGTTTACGGTCAATATTACAAAATGCAGCAATATCATCTTTAAGTTTATCAGCAAAATGAATAATTATTTCATCATTTTCGATAAAATCATTTTTATGATAAAGAAGCCAAGTATCATAATTAGCTTTCATAATACCATCATGAAGGATATAACTAATCATAGAAGCAACTGTATCTTTACCACTTCCTTTAAATCCTTTAATACCAACAATAGTAACTTTATTAATACTCATAATAATTTGTTTTTGTTTATCAAGACAAATATAAAAATATAATAGGAATTTACTAGTAATAATGATGCTGAATTTAATGTTAAATATCATAGTGAAAATGACGCATTTTAAGGCTCAACATAACACACAAATCTTATCGTGATAGATTAATCATTCTGATATATAAAATCGAATACAGGCAAAAAGAATCATATCTACGAGCGTGTTCTGTATAGTTTTAGACCTCTAACAAATAGAAAAGCCTAGCACACTATCTTATGTACTAGGCTTCACCTTAATCAATATTTATATTATAAATAATACAAAAACCATTACGTTCTTCTACAAATTTAACATTAATATTAAAATCATCTTTAGATATAACAAAAGTATTACGTAGTCTTGTATCAAGAAGTCTAATAACTCTATTAGGAATATATAATTTAAATCCAGTATTAGCATCTCGAACAACAGGAATACTATTATTAACTTTATCATCATTATATAAAATCACATAAAGTTCATTACTTTTAGTTTTATCATTATATCTAACAGCAAAATTATAACTTTTAGCATCATAATCAGTAAATAGAATAATAGATTTATAATAACAACTAAAATAAGATTTAGTTCTATCAAAATTATTATTCTTAATTACATTATAATCTAGTATCTCCATTTATAACAACAGTTTTAATATGAAATGGAACTCTAGAAACACCACTTCGTTCACCATATTCTATATGAACAGTTCTACCAATATAAGATTGAGAATCAAATAAAACTTCTTGCTGAACAATATGACTAGTGCTTAAACGAGTTTCAAACTTTTCATCATTAATATCATTTTTACAAAGAAGAATAGGTAAATCACGTTTCTTTTCTTTATAAATATCAAGAATTATAAAATCTCCTTCAGCAGCATCTTTAAACTTCTCCATATAATTAGCTCTACGCCTACCATATTGATAATCAGTTTCGGTATTACGAAGTATAAGACCTTCAAAACCTAGATTAATAAATTCATTTCTAGCTTTAATAGCTTTATCATCATTATCAATATATATATTAGGAAGAATAATCAATCGTTCTTTATTATTATAATGTTCTTCAATATTATTAAAAGAAGTAGAACTTTTAATATGATAACGATACATATTTCTATGAGCTTGGTTACCTTCCATCATAATATCATAACACCAAAATTGAAGAAGTTTATTTTCAACACAATTAGCATCTTTAACAAAATGATTAATTTGATTAACAGTATAACCGGGAAGATAAACTTCACCATCAAGTGCTGCAAATCCATTAATCATATCGTCGATAATATTTGTATTAATAGTAGAAAGCAGATAATCTTCAAGATAGCCAAGAGTATGCCAAGTAAGACCTTCACGACTTTGGAAACGAAGCCTAATAGGTTTAAACATATCATTTTGAGTATAAGCAGTAATAATACAACGTAGACCATTAATCTTATACTGACCATACATACAACTGACTTTTTTCCAAACATTACCATTATACGTTTTAGCAAGCATTGGAAGTAGAAGATTACTGTTTCCATTACTAAGGTCTTTAGGTAGATAAGTATTTAGAAAATTAAATAGAGTATCATTATCTCCATCCTCCACGGGGGGTAAACCCTGCATATCGCAAAGTTCATTAAGATATATATATCCTTGTTTAATCTTATCATTATATCTACTTTCAAGTTCTTTTTGACCATCTTTTTGAGTAACAGCATAAACTTCTTTACGAATATTACCTCGAACAAGACCATAAAAAACAGCGATACTATTAGTATCACTGTTAAAGTTTGCCCACCAAACAGTAGGCATACCATTATTATTTCTACGATAAAGTCTATTCATTATGTTCACTAATTTTTAAACCATTAAATGCAAAACTAACAGCTTTACTACCTAGAAGTTTAGCTTTACGCTGAGCAATCGTTTCCTTTTTAGGCTTAATAGCCTTTGCAATACCGGTGCTAACATCAATGGATTTACCTGTAAAGATATCTTTTGATTGATTAACTCTGCTAGCACTTCTAGTGCGTTTCCTTGGTTCTTTAATATAATATCGTACTGGGTTTCTTCTCTCGAAATCAAGATTTTTTTCATGTATATCAATAATTCTTTTAATAATACTATTACGATAATCAATATAACTTTGAGCTTTTTCTGGATGATGTTCTAGAACAAGATAAAGTTTATCAAGAATATATTCAATACTAGAAAGAGTAATACGATAACCATAATTAATAGTTTGTCTAGGACGAGAACCATCAGGATAAATAATAGTACAATCTAAATCTTTAATATAAGATTCAATTGCATCAGCCATTGTAGATTTATCAATAACATAATTAATATATCTAACATCTCTATCATCTAGCTTTTCTTCATATCCTTTTATTATCATAGATTTTCTTTCTTACATTTATAAATAATAATACGAGTTGGTTTACCTATAAGACAATGATTATATTTAAACCATTCAACAATATCAAATGTAGGATAAGTTTTAGCTATTCCTTCAATAAGAGCATAACCTTCTTGATAATTAAAATTACTATGAATAGTTCCACCATTATCAGTATCAAGTAAGCTAAACTTTTTGATATATTCAACGTCATCATTAGAAGATAGATTAATTTCTCCATAACAATAAATATCTTTTTTATCAATACGTTTATTATCTATATTAAGATATTCCCACTTATCAAGATTTTGTTCATCTTCTTCAGTAATTGGACGCATAACAGTATATGTAACACCAGCTAGACTTTTAATATGGCAAAGTATTACTTTCTTCCGTATCCCAAGTAAATTCACTTTCTTCTCCATAATTATCTTCTATATATTTAACAACTTGTTGAGTTAGTTCATTAATAACATTTGTAGAATAACTACTTCTTAATTCTGCAAAATCTTTAACGCCAAGTTCTTTAGGAATAATAATAGGTATAATATCATAATCATTCTTAAGAATCACAGCTTCCATAAGACCAGTTCTATCATTATCCATAAGGCTAATAAGAAAACCATTTCGATTAAGTTTACTACGAAGCCAATCATATTCAATTTGACGAAGTTTATAAGTTTCATGTGGAATATTCACAACACCAATAGTCTTAGACTCAAGGGTAGACCCCCCGTAGAGGATGGAATGATTAATACTCTTTAGATAACATTCAAGACTTAATCTATCTTTAGTAGATTTAGTTATAATAATAACGTCATAATTATCTAATTCAAGATTAATAACTCCCTCAATAGTATTACTATTAGTTATAAACTTAACTTCAGTTTTCTTATTCCTATTTGGAAAATACAGTTTAACATTAACTATTCCTCTTTTATCTTGCCCAAGAACGTAACCATAACATAAATCTGTTTTATTTTTATCATAAAAATATTTAGGAATAGGATTAGTAGAACGATTAATATAAAATTGGTCAACAGGATAAACAAAATGAGTATTAAGAAAATTAAGATTAATACCAAATTGTCCCCAATACTTAGCATCTAAATTATTCCACGGACGAGTAACAAGTTCAATAATAGGTTTATGATTACGTACATTACTAATAGCCCTAGCAATATTATAATCGTTGTTTTCATCTTTATCTTGTCCATAAATAATATTTCTAAAAGTATAAGCAATATGTTTAAGAACAAATAGAAATTGACTTTTAATAGAAATATCAATTTGCTTATGAACAATTTCAGAGAGTACAGTTGCAGCAGCATCTATACAATCTCCCCACCAATATCCAGCAAAATCTCTTCCTTTAAGTTTATTCCTATTATCATATCTAAAACCAAAACTAGGATGAGTATCTTCACGAAAAGGACTAGATATAAATTCCCCTGTATCTATACAATGTTGTATATCTTCAACACTAATTCCAGTATAAGTACTAAAAATAGTAATTTGACTAACTTTAGAGAAAATATAATCTTTAGTTAAAATAGTATTACTAATATTTCTTTTCATAATATTTCTAATTTGACCTTTATCGTGAACATATAAAAAAAGAGGATTAGGTACTAAAATAGTACCCAATCCTCTTACATACAACTATTTAACTAACTTTAATTTTTTAAAATGGTAAATCTTCTGTTGGATTAACAAAAGCACCAGCAGCATCATTACCACCACCAAATGGACTAAAATCTCCACCGCCATTAAATCCACCAACAGGATTCATAGGAGCAGCAGTTTGAACACCGGGCATTACACCTACACCGGGCATAGCAACATTTGGCTGTTTAGCTTGTTCGGCAGATTTCTGATAAACAATACTTTCTTTATAAGGGTCAATATGCAAACTAGGAGCAGATTGTTCTTTATAAAGTTCAATAACTCCATCATTGATAAATGTAGGAAATCCTAAATCACCAAATGAAGATTTACTTCCAACAACAGCACGCCATTTACCATCATTCTTAACGAAACGAAGAAGCTTCATCCAAATAGTAATAGGTTTACCTTTAGCATCATTATAAACAGGTTTACCATTATTGTTAAGTAACTTAACATAATTTTCAAACACAGTCTTATAACCAGCTATAACTTCTTCAGCTTCAACAGGTACATACTGCATATTTTCATCAAAATCTTCAAAAGGTAAAGTAAGAGCATCAATTTCTTCTTCTGTTAAATCACGACCTTTAAGAACAAATACATTATATACATGTTTCATAAAGCGGAAAATATTATCAACTTTCCAAGCACCTTTACCACCGGGAATAGTTTCAACATTACTTTCAGCAGGAAGAAGGCGTTGAGTTACATAACGACGTTCATTGATATTTTCATGATTACTAGCAAAAGTAAATGTAAGATAAGGAATACTCATACTAGCAAATGAAGGCATACCTTGAACATCATCTTTCAGTGTAGCCCAATCAACTTTAACATATTCAAGATGACCAATAAACAAGCCATTAGCTTTATTACAATCAGTACGTTCATCAAACTTTTTACGAGTTACATCACGTAAATCATTATTAATACCTCTACCTCTACGTTTTTTAGGAGTTTGTACTTCTGCATTAGCAGTTTGTTCAGCACTTGCTGCAACAGCAGCTTCATTCTTAATTTCTTTTTCTGTCGACATAATTAAAGTAATTAAAAGAATTATTAGATAAAATAAGAGCTGCACCATTAGAAATACTAACAATGCAGCTCTATGTTCAAGATACTATATTTCTAGGACGAAGATTTGATTATTCAGCAGTTTCTTCTTTTTCAGCTTTCTTACCGATACGAATAGGTTCTTCATCTTTATATTCGGTAAGCATTGCAATCTTAACAACAATATCTTTATGACCGTTATTAACAACAGCTTCTTGCAAATTATCAATATCTACTGTATAAACACGATTTTTAGAAGTAGCTTCTTCATCAGTCATATTAGATTTTAACTGTTTCCAAACATTAGAATCAGTAAAGTTAAGAGTTACACCAATGCCAGACAAAGCAGCAGTATTAGCACATTTAGAACCTTTAACTTTAACAACTTCATCACCTTGAATACAGCTAACCAAAAGTTCTTTCTGTTCATCTTCTGTAATACCTTCACGACCAAGAGCAGCTTTCAGTTCTTCATTAGAAGAAGATAAAGCACCTTCAAGAGTTTCTTGGAAATAAGTATTAACATACTTAATCTTATCATTCTTAGTCATACGAACACGAGTAGTGCAAGGATTACCATTCTTATCTAATTCAGCAATACCTTTAGCCAAAGCCCAAATATCAAATTCAGCATGAACAGCCATAGCAGCTTCGGGAGATTCAATATCCAAACCTTGTTCTTCACAGAAAGCAACAACTTCGGGTACTTTATTGATAATAGCATTATCAATATTTGCACAGTTATTAATGAACATTACATATTCACCATGAGCAATGCCGAGAGCTTTAGAAACTTGTGCAGTCATACGGAAACTACCGGGAGTAGAAACAACTACCAATTCAGGTTCTTCACTAACTGCTCTTTGACCAGCATTAACAATACCCATACCAAAACTCAAACCTTTCTTAAAGTCTTTCATAATTTTTGTAATTTAAAAGTGAATAATATCAGTCATACGACTGTTTTGTTTAATAATAATTTCTCTAGTTTGTTTATGTTATTGAATTTCAGTAATATCAATAATATCTTCATTACTTAAATCAATACCTTGCATAGTCTTTAATTCTTCTGTGCTTAAACAGCCCATAATTAAATCATTAGCAATTTCACGAGCACCATAAACAAATGCTCTATGACTTATCATTATTTTAGGATATTTCTTATAAGTATCTTTTTCAAAACATCCAGCAACAATAGCATCTTTATAAGTAAACTCACCAGTAGCAACCATATTACGTTCTCCAATTTTACGATAAAAACGATAACTAGTAATATAATCAATAGGAACAGCAGGTATTCTATAAACAGGAACTTTACCAGTAGAAGCAATTTGTTTAGCTTCATTAGTATTAGTAGCTATTTCAAACTTACCATTAAGTTGATATTCTTTATATACATTACCATTATAATCTTTATAATATTTAACAGGATAAACATATATATGTTCATGGTCTTTATCTTCTGCATTTTTAGTTTGTGCCTCTTTGGGAGTAAGACACTTAATACAGTCAAATGGAAGTTTATCTTCATCATAAGCATTAAAGCCATCTGTATATTCGTACAGAGCGCGATAATTATCTACTTTTTCCCAACTCACGCTGCCTTTGACAAGTAATGCCTTAATAATGTGAACATCAACACCTGTTTTGCCTTGAACTACATGAATATGTTCAATGCAAGTAGAAAATGGAAGTCTAAGGTCTTTAGCTCTCATTGCAATAGCAAGACCATCTTCAACAGACTTAATACCACATTTATCACTACGCATAACACGTTTGATAAATACTTCAAGACTTGCAATTTCAGCTTCACTCATATAATTAAGCTGATATGGAGCAACAGAATGTTGAACACCATGTTGTTTTTCAATACCACTATTACTAACAGCAACAGTAGTATCATTAACTTTAACTTTTTTATCTTCGTCCATTCTATCAAAGAGCGATTTTGATTACACAACAAATGTAACTATTATATTTATACTAGCAAACAATATCATCAAAATTTTGAGCACTAATATCAGAATTAACATTCTGTATAACTTCATGGTTAGCCGATAACTTTTCCTTTTTAAGACTTGCTTCCTCAATAGTACCAGCTATATAAAGTTTATGTACTTTAAGTTTTGATTGACTACAATTAACATTATTATAATGATAAATAAGTTCATCTATTGTATCACATAAAGGTGAGGTTAAAATCCATTCGTCTACGCTTGTTTCTAGGCTGTCAGTTGAATTATTTTTTATAGATAATACTCTTAATAAGCCATCATTAAAAGACTTTAAATTCAGCGTGGAAATAGCCTTAGATTTAATGATTCTTGGCTGTCCTTTCTTGCTTCCAGACTTGTACAAAACAGGAATACCATTACTATCAACTAGAACTTTATCCTCAATTTTATCATGATAATCACCACAAATTTCACCTAATTTATTATTAATATATTTAGTTATAGTAGCAGCATATTCACCTCTCTTACTAATAATAAGAAATCGTTTATCAGGATTATCTTTAATAATTTCAACTATTCTTTCTAGCTTACAAACATTATCAGAACATATAAGCATACGTTCACGAACAATATTATAAAAAGTCTTAACTCGTTCAGCAAGAACAAGAGGATTATAACATTCATCAATTTGTTTACTAAAAGGATTAGTCATATCCATATCAGCACTCCATCCATTATATTCAGCTATTTCTGTAATATATTGAATAGCACTACGTCCATCTTGAGTACCATTTCGAGCACATTTAACATTATCAAGATTACCAAATACTTGAATAGTCTGAGTAATAAATTCAGTATATTTATCGTAATTAGCAATATCATCTTGATTAACAAACAAAATTGGCTCTCTATATTCCTCTACGGGGAGTAAAGCCCGCATAGCATTAATACCACTAGAACTTATATTATCATTAATAGGTGGAATATTAGTATAAATTTCTTTTAGCTTGGCAGTATCAATAGTATCTTTAGTTATAATCATAAGTTTAAATCTAGCATGATTAAAAACTGTATTACAAGAAAGATTCCATTCATTAACTCCAACAACAATAGAAATATCATAACTATAATTATATCTACTATTAACATAAGTATGAGTAAGAATATTAATAGTATCTATATTTATATTATGATTTTTAAGACCATCAACAATTTCTGTTCTTCTTTTCCAATTATCTGTAACAATAAGTATTTTAAGATTAGGATTTTTATTCCTCATCAGAGTAATAACTCTACTTATAATTTCAGAATAATCAAGAGGTTGAACACAATGGATAGTTCCAATACCTTTATAATCTTTAGAACCCCATTTATTAATAAGTTTACTATATGATTCTTCAACTATATTTTTCATCCAAAATCATCTTCATTAAAAATAGGATTATACATACCATTATATTTTTTAATTTTACTTTTACCTTTACCTTTAGGAGAAATTTTAAGTTTGATAGGATTAATAATCTTCATAGCTTCTTGATAATAAAATTTAAAATTAATATCACGTAAAGAAATATCTTTATCATCAAGTGTATTAATAACTGTAACTACAGAACCAGCAGCCATTCTATTACGAGAACCATTATCGTTATGAACTTTTTCAATTATATATCCATTATTAGAAACATAAAATCGAATATATCTTTGACAAACAATTCTAATAACTTGTTTATTTTCAATTTTAGTTTCTTCAACATGAAATTGCTTACCAACATTTTGAGTTAAACAAAAATCAAGAATATTAGTAGCTTCTTGAAGAGTATCCATTACAGGTTTGTTCTTTAGAAAATAGTTTTCAATAGCTTGAGCAACAATAGGCATAGAATAACCTTTAGTTAAATCTAAAGAATACATCATAGGATTAAGAGCACCTTTAGATTCAAGTTTAAGTTTATGTACACCATTTTTAATAACTCTAAACTGGCTAAGATAATTATTCACATCTCTGCTAATTAGACAATTATAATAATCTGTATCAAATTTAAGTTTAGTAATATTTTCCCAAGTATCTTTAATACGATTATAAATGTCAATATCTCGTTTATAAAGTTTAATAACAATACCATCAGTATTAGCACTTAATACATGAATATTATTTATCTCTAACTCTTCCACTAACATTAACATCATTAATTGTCCATTAATAGTAGTTTTAAGTACAGCAAGTCTATCATAAAGATTACCAGCTTCAAACCCAAGTTTGCCATAAACAGAATTAATAACAATCTTAAGAACTAAAGCTAAAGTATCTCTATCAATTCCATCTACAATATCTTCATTACTATGCTTAACTTCAACTCGCTTATTTTTAAGCCATTCAATAAGATTACAGAAAGCATTAGTATCAAGATGAGCTGGAGCTACTTTATGAGCAGCAATAATACTAGGATACATACTATTAATATCAGCATGAATATAAACATAGTCATCATTGCCAAGTACATCGTGTTGACCCCCCGTGGAGGATGGAAATAATTCTCTTCCACTACTCCAAAGTTCAACAGGATTATCTTGACTATGTAAACCTCCAGTTGCAACAGTATAAGTTACATTTCCAATTTTAACTTCTTTACTAAACGCATCTTTATTAACTCTATAAATAGTAGTTTTAAGACATTCATCAAGAAAGTCTTGCATAGGTTTAGTTTTGAATTTAATAAAAGGAAAAATAACTTTCTTAAAACTCATAGCAGTTCTTTCAGTTTTCTTACCTTTCCATTGTTCGGGAGCAAGACCACTAAACTTACTATAAAATTTCTCAAAAAGAATATCAGCAGTTTTACTACGACTAGAATTAAGAACATCAACATCATATGCTTTACTAATAGCATAACGAGATTTAATTTCTTCTGGATAAAGACGAACTATTTCAGCTACAATGAAAACATCATTAAGATTATAATACATCATAGGTTCAATATACTTATCAAGAATAAATCTATCCCATTTATCTACTAGCTTATTAAGCTGTTTAACATTCATTCCTTTAAGACTAGGAATTTCATTATATAGTTCAGCTTCTTCTTCATCAATATCAGGAAGTTCATATTCTAGAAGTTCATACCATTGAAGATTAATAGAAGTTTGCTTTAAACCTTTAGGAACAGGTTTACGTTCACCTGTTTTATTATCTACAACTACACTTGCTTTATTAAGAGCAAATATACGCATTACATCAACACCTGTAAATGGTAGCTTATATTTTCTAAGACTATTAAGATAAAAATCAGTTCTAAATTTATCTTTATCATCTTGATTAGAAATAATAGTTTTACTAGTTTCATATAACTTATTAATAAGTTCTTTCGTACTATTCGTACGCATATAAAAACTAAGTAAAGCAGTAATCATAAGATTATCATAATTGAAATTATTAAATCCATACAAGTCAGTACGAATAATAGTTCCATTAGAATCCTTATAACATCTAGTCTTATTAATATAATCTATCATAGAAAGTAATTGACTATCATCTTTATCTGTTATATAAAAACTATGTTTTTCAACAGTTTTAAGACGAGCTTTAATTTCTTCAACAGATAGTTTTTGAACTAAAGGAATAGCTTTATTATCAGCATTAACACAATCTTTAAAAACTTTAAGATAACTATTAATACTAACAAAAGTAACAGAAAAGAAATTTCTTAAAACTTCAACATCATAAGCTATACAATTAATCATTTATATAATTTAATCCATAGTTATTTCTATTTTGATTAACCCAATTAATATCATCAGCAAAACGCTGTTTAAATACATGATAAAGATTATCATCTTTAAATTTAATAAGAGGAGAATAATTACTAAATACATATTTACCGCCAGTAGCCATAAATCTAGGAATTGGATTATCACTAATACTACGATAAGCATCACCAAATACAAATAGATATTTGTAATTAATTCTAGCTAATTCTTTCCATAGAATATTACGACATTTATCAACAGCAGTAAGATAAGTATTATAATCATTAGAACAAGTACATTTAACACTATAAGTCATATATACATCTTCAGTGTTATTTCGTCTAGAGTATTCATCGTAAAGATTACCAATATCAGTGAATAATTGATAATCATCACAATAAACTCTATCACCTCTAGGAAATAGGAAAACAATATCTCCATGAATACTTCCTCTACCACATTGTATATATTTACCTGTATTAAATATACGATTTGGACATCGTTCACAATCAGGATATTCGTCAACAGTTTTACTTGCCATAAGATAATACTAATTGATTACTAGCGCGAGAACAAGCAACATACAATCTACGAAGCATTTCATCTCTATTAGTATAAGGATGACCGTATTTATCATAAATCATATCGTTAATATCTACAAATACATTTTTATAAGTAGAACCTTGTGCTCTATGAGAAGTAATTGCAAAACCATAATCTAAATCTCTACTAAATAAAATCTTACCATTACTATTCGTAATATTAGAAGCGATAAGATATTTACGTTTAAAATCAAAATATTGTTTCCATTTACTTCCACGTTCAGAACTACTAGCTTTTTTAGCATCATCAATAAGACTAGTCAACTTCTTATAATACATCTGAAATGTATAGTTATCATAATGGTCAATAACAAATAAAGGTTGAGTTATAGCACCACCATGAATAGCTTGAAACTTAATAAGAAATCCTTTAAACTCATAATCATTATCAATTGTATCAACAATATCTTTAACAATATATTCTTCACTATTGTTTATAATAATATCATTAAAAATATTAACAACAGTAGTATAACTCATTATTAAATCATTACGAGTAATAAGACTCTTATCAGCATCTTGAATAATCATATGTCTTACATGGTTATTCCATTGTGCAACACGACTATTAGTATAAGCTATAATACGATACAAATCAATATTTTTAGTATATTCTTCATCATTAAAACAAGTATCAATTAAATCAGAAAATTCAGTTTGACCACAAACATAAAATCCTTTAGTTTCTTCATTATAATCTTGTCTATTTTTAGATATATAATCAAGAAATCTCCATCCATTCTTATTATCTATATCTTCTCGAAGAAGTTTAAGAAGTTTACTAATAGGATTATTATCTCCCTGTCGTACAACTTCTTTAAGATAATAAGTATTACTAGCAATAAGAAAAGCTTGACTAGTTTTCTCATTAACAGGAGGAAGTTGACTAGAATCACCAAGCATTATAACTTTAATCTGAAGCTTCTTACATTTATTACTAATATACTTAACAAGTTTAGCATTAAGCATAGAAGCTTCATCAATAATTAAAACTTTAAGACTATCTAGTTTATCTTTTCCAACAGGATTAAAGGCAGGATTTTCAGGGTCAAAATTTTCAATATTAACATCAAGTCTAAAACCAAATAATGATTGAATAGTATTAACTTCTTTTCCACCAATAGAATTACTAAGAACTCTACAAGCTTTATGTGTAGGAGCAGCACAACTTATAACACCACCAGACCATTTGCAATTATTAATAACATATTTAATAACAAATGTCTTACCTGTACCTCCAGCACCACAAAGAGCATTAATATATTTCTTATCATCCCAAGGCTGTGCAAGAAACTCAATAAGTTCATGCACAGCTATTTCTTGGTCTTTAGTAAACTTAATGTTAGTATCTTTTCTATTACTATTAGCAATATTAAGATTACCAATCATTACAATTCGTTGTTTACATCAATAAGATTATTTTTAATTTTATCTTCATATTCTTTCCATTCTTGAAAAGCTAAAATAGTAGATTCACTATCACCACGATTATAACACGTAGTAATATGAAACAATTCCTTAGCAAAAGGCATTTTAACAATTTTACCTTTAGCTATAAGTCCAGCAGCAAAAGGAATATAAAATCTAGTGTCAACAGTTTTTCTATTTTCACTATCTCTTATAATTTTAATTCTATGATTATATTCATCTAATCGACGAGCATAAACAACTTTCTTTCCTTTAGTTCTGTAACTTTCACCAGTAATGCTATATAGTTTGCCATTGTATTCTACTTTATAAGTACCATCAATATATCTAATAATACCTTCACATTTAGCAACTATAATAACATATTTATTGACTATTCCTTTCTCTTTGGATTTACCTACAACTCCAAATGAGAATTTAAAGCTAACCATAACATACTACTTTCTTTTAATAGTACGCATACGTTTATCAACAGCACGAGTAATACCTTTAAAAGTATTATCCTCTGCAAATTTAGCTTTACGAGCAGCCTTTTTAGCAGCTTTCTTAGCAGCAATTTCTTCATCACGTTCTTTTTGTTGTTGAATAACATCAACATATTCAAGATAATAACCGCAATAATGAGTAAGAAAATCAATCTTACCACTAGTTCCATTACCAATAGAACTATTCTTAGCTACTTTAATAACTTTACTAGCAGAATTGATTCCAATAACAGCGCCAACATTATTAAGTTGACGAACAACAGAAACTTCATCATACTTTCCCATAAGTACTTTACATTTTTAAAGATTAATAAAACAATTATATTTAATAGTTAAAACTATAATAAATTCAATAATAGTTAGATTAGTAGAGCCACTACGCTACGCTCCGTGGCGACCCCCCGTAGAGGATGGAAGCAAGCTAGTCATCAACTTTCGCTTTAATACTATCATTAAGTTCATTAAGTTTATCAATAAAATGTTCAAGAACTTCTTTATTATATTCACTATCATTAATAATAAATTCAATATTACGATGAAATTCTATATCTTTATTTTGAAGTTTATTAATATCTATATTAATTCGTTCAATCTTCTTATATAGATTAAATACTTCATAAATAAGAAATAAAATACATCCAACACAAACTCCAAGAATATATCCAATAGCATCTTCAATCATAGAAATAATTATAAAGTTTATGAATAAGTTCAAATCTAGTATCAGTAATATTATAGATTTTAAATGCCTTAGCAACAAAATCAAAATCACCATATTTAAGCAAAGCATCTATATAATCTTTAATATCACTAAGCCACATAATAGCACTAACAGAATATCTATCACTATCAGTATTAGTAATATATTGACCAATACCTTTAGCAATAGTATCAGCAGTTATATCATTAATAATAAACTTATCAGTAAACCAATTATCTTTTATATACTGTTTATCAGTATATTTATCACGAAAGGTTTTAGATAGTTTATTACATAAATCAATATAAGAACGAGCAGCAGTTCTATTATTATGATTAACAAATTGAACATCTTTAATTTTAAGAGTTAAGTTCATACCACATTCAATAATACGAACTTTAATTTGTTTTTTATCTTCATTAATATATAGAACAATAGCAAGTTTATCTTTCCAATATCCAGTATTCAAAGTAACTATATCATAAAGTTTAACTTTAAATCCAGATGTAATAGTACCATCAATTTGTTTATAAGCAATATAATTCATAACAAAACTGTATTAAATTTTTAGTTTAACATTTATTAGCTAGTTCTTTTGCCCTATATTGAACTCAATATTAATCGTGATAGATTAATCAGATTATATATGAAAATTCAACAGAGAGCAAAAGAACCGTATCTGTAAATATGTCATGAACGTAAATAGCTAGTCATTTGTAGCAGGCTCATTATTCTGTTAATTATTCTTACCATCACGTTTAAGACGTTCTTTAAGAATATGTTCAGATACAGAACCAAGTTTACATTCACTAACACAACGACTAACACCTTTAGCATGAGTTACAGTATATACAATAGGATAATTAATATATTTATTATTACCTACTGTACGTTCGATTTTAGTAATTCCAACTTCGGTTACAATACCAACACAAACACCAAGCTTAGTTTGATTATGATAGTGATAAGTATATTCCATATAAACTACTTGTCCTTTTTTAAACTTAGCTTGTTCTTCAATATATCTATCTAATAGACCATCAAAAATAAAAGAATCATAATTATCCATTTTAATTATATATTTAAAGTTAATAATATACATACTAAAAAGCCTAGCACTATCTTCACAGACAATACTAGGCAAATCTACAAATACGAAATCATATAAACGAAATGTTTAACACAAACATTGTTATTACTAATTTCACAATCAATAATAACATCATTAATACCAAATCAAAT